TTTAGGTTTATTTGTAGTTGTTGGTAATTCTGGAATAATTTTAACAAGTTCCAATGGTATAGATTGGACTAGTAGAACAAGTGGAGTTTCAACTACTTTATGGTCAGTAACTTATTCAGAAAGTTTAAATTTATTTGTAGTTGTTGGTAATTCTGGAATAATTTTAACAAGTTCCAATGGTATAGATTGGACTAGTAGAACAAGTGGAGTTTCAATTGCTTTATGGTCAGTAACTTATTCAGAAAGTTTAGGTTTATTTGTAGCTGTGGGAGATTCTGGAAGAATTCTAACAAGTTTTGATGGAATAAATTGGATTTCTCAATCAAGTGGTATTTCAACTACTTTATACTCAGTAACTTATTCAGAAAGTTTAGGTTTATTTGTAGTTGTGGGAGATTCAGGAACAATTCTAACAAGTTCTGATGGTATAAATTGGACTAGTAGAACAAGTAGTGTTTCAACTATTTTATACTCAGTAACTTATTCAGAAAGTTTAAATTTATTTGTAGTTGTTGGTGCTGTTGGAACAGTTATAAAATCAGATTTTGCTCTTGCAGAAAATTTAATTTCAAAACTCACTCAAGATAGCGATATGACATTAAATCTTGAAGTTGGGAAAAATGAAATATTGCTTTCAAAATCTTCAGGAAACTTAAATGGTAGAATTATTTTCAGACAGAAATATATAGGGGTATAGAATGAGTTATAAAGACAAACCGCAGATTAAACTTTACAAATATGAAAATTCCGCTTTTGTGTTGCAGGCAATCATTGACGATTTTCAAGAAGTGTCTTTTGAACATAATATCTATGAAGCAGGAACTTTTACAATCACGATAAATTACAACATTCCTAATGCCTTATTATTTCAAAGAGGTTTGTTCTGTCAGTTCGGGAACAACCCTCATGACTTCGGAGAAATTATCACAATACAAGACACAATCGGACAAGACGGAAAAGGAAGTCAAATCCGAACGATAACAGGCTATGATGCCAGATATATTTTGAAAAGACGTGTTATTAAAAATATGAACTCAAATGGATTGTGGGTTATGACGGATAAAGGTGAAATTGTCCTGCGTAACCTTATCAAAGACCAATGCGGAACAAACGCAGAAACAAAAAGGCAGCTGCCAATTTCAAACACAATTCCTGCAAGTTCAGATGCTATTGGAAAAGAATATGCCGTCAGTGAACAGTTTACAAATCTTTATGAAGTTTGTAAGACTATTGCGACACAATCAGAAATCGGTTGGCGAATGGCTTTTGATGGAAGCGGATTGTCGCTTGAAGTTTTTGAAGGTACAGACCTTTCACAGACAGTACGATTTGACACAAGTTATGAATCACTCGCAAACGGTAATTTTACTGATAGTTCGGATTCTTTTAGTAACGCAATTTATATTGGTGGTAAAGGTCAAAACGATAATAGAGATATTTACGAAGGCGAAGATGGAACACCAGAAGGACTAGACCGATTTGAATCTTGGGACAATCAGTCTTCAATGACAAGTGAAGATGAATATGAAGCTGAAGCTGTTTCTATGCTTACACAGTACGGACAGACACTTATGATGAGTGGGAATGGGCTTGCAAAATGTCCGTATATTTTTAGAGAGCAATATGATATAGGTGATATTATAACTGTTGCTTTCAGTGGAAAATCTGCAAAAGCTCAAATATTAAGTATTACCGAAAGATGGCTTTGGGGTGTTTATGACATACAGTTTTCTTTTGGTAAACCACAACCAACTCAATCTGACCAATTGCAGCTTATGTTAAGAAAGATTCAAGAAGCTAGTAATAAAACAAACGCTATAGATTCAATCCGTTGGTATACAATTCCAACAGATACAGCAATGCCTAAAGCAGATGTCACCTATGATACAATTGGTTTCACAGGAACAATGACCGCAGATAAAACTTTTACATTATATCTTGATGATGAAAATACAGGTTCAAAAAATTATAATTTCTATACGAAGAATTTGAGTGGAAATTATACATTGACATTAACCACAGGAAGAAGCGGAGCAACTAATTTCACAATAAAAGGTGGCTCAAATATTACAGGAAGAATTTATATTGATGAGGATGGTAATATTACTCCACAAGGAATGACTGCAACAGACACAATTGCGAGTGGAAGCACACAACCTGCAACAAGTGGTGGAGTTGCAAGTGCAATCAGTTCAGAAGCAAGTGCAAGAGATACGGCAATTGCAAACGCAATAGATAATCGGCTTGGTGGTATACAATATTTGTTTACACAAGGTACAAGTACGGGTTCATATTCATATTTCAAAATAGAAGGACTTATTCAAAATATGAGTGCGAAAACAAGTACATTCCTGCTTCAAAGTCGTGGTGGTGAATTGTATCTTATAAGTCAAAGTTCTGATGATAATTACCTTGTTATTCCAAAAATAAAAAGATTGTTTGGTGTATATAAAAAAATACAAACCTTTTCTTATAGTGGCACAACTGTCTATATGAGATTAAACGCTTGGGCAAATCTTCTAAGTCTAACACAGATTGCAGGACTTACAAAAATGAATGTTACAATTTCAACTGCAACACAGCAAGAATATGAAGCAGGAACGCAAATTGAAATTGAAGATGTTATGTCTACAGAAAATTCTTCTTTACTTGCAGGAAGCAAAATAAAAACTGCTACAGTAAATAAATCAAGAAGCATTTTTCAAAATGCTCAATATGGGTATGTCCAAATAGATGGATTCCCTACAGAAATCACAGAAACAAATGTAATAGGATTTACTTTTGTAAGTGGTGGTATTGCAGACGGAAACGGACTTCAAATAACTTATGGCGGTGGAAGTAATGGAACTCATTATTTTTGGTACTATATACCGAATACAACAAACTTTTCTTATACAAGAAGTATAAATTTTACAATTTCATATATTGTCTAATTTTTGACACGAAATAAAATAGGTTGTAAACTAAAATCTATGAAAGAATACTTAATCAGAATGAAAACAGAAAAGGTGGACTTGGAAAACAGAATAAACAAGAACATAAAACTTCTTCAAAATCCACCTTACGACATTTACCAATCCCAAACAGAATAATCAACAGCTGCATTAATAAGCAAAAGCTCTAAATTATGATTAGGATACCATCTAACTCCATCATCAGAATAAAAAGCAAAATAATTAAACATAAATCTTATATCCGGAGTTAAAATTCTACATACAAATCTACCACCATCAAAATAATAGATAAATAGTTCCTTATCAAAAGAAATAGCTGTATTCATATTTATAACTCCTTATAATTTCTGACAAAGCATAAAAATATGAAAAAGAAATCCAATCATTTTATTCTATCTCCTTTCTAATCTTTTCTTTTACTTCTTTTACTGTCATTCCGTCATTCGCCTTACTGAATACTTCTCGGCATACAACTATAAAACACCTGTCACAGAAATCCCTACCTTCCGTTAATTGCAGTTCCATAATCTTACCACAACACAAACATTTCTTTTTAATTTTACCCATTGGTGCATATACTAAATCCATATCTATTCAATCTCCTTCCATTTCAAGAAATCACTTTCTCCGTGTCCTATAAGTCTTTTTCCATTAAAAAAACAAACATCATAATAATCACCACGACAATATCCCAAGACAGAATTAGTATGTTTTGGTAAATCTGTCGGGTCTTTTTCCAAGTCGTGCCATTCGTGTTCCTTCTGACATTCGTGATAACCGTCTAAAGCACAATTATATTCTCTGTGCCATTCTCCACATCTATGATGTTTAGGACTACTAAAATTACAATGACCAAAGCACATAATTTCGTGACACCTTTTATTTGCTATTTCTTCTGCTTTCTGTTCTACTGTCATATTCTCTTACTCCTTATCTTGTGTTTCTTCTTTTTGTTTGTCCGTCTTTCTCAAACATAACTAGCCCTCAATTCTTTTTCCAATCTCTAAGACAATAGTGGTATCACCTTCGCTTGTCATAATTGTGTGATAGCCAACAATCGGATAATGTCCTTTCCCTTTTTGACAGATAATGAAATCGGTTTTATTTTCTGCTAGGACTTTTTCAAAATCCTTTCTGTCTGTAAAAACTACCTTCTCTTTTTCAAACATAATTTACTCCTTATATATACTGTACTTTATCATTTACAGATATTCTCCAATCACCCTTTTTGTCTTTTATTAAAGTAGACAAAATATCATACATTTTTTGTACTGTCATATTCTCTTACTCCTTGCACTTACAACAAACGAAAGGAAGATAGGTTCTAATCTGTTCTCCACTTTCTGTTTCAATCAAAAAACCGTTTTCTTCAAAATAAACTATCTTCCCTTTAGTTCCTGTTTTAAAATTATTTCTTGGATTTTGTCTTGGGGCATTAAATAACTGTATTACATCTCCAAGTTCGTATTCCAACAAATCATCAAAACATATCATATTCTCTTACTCCTTTATACCCAGCATAAACTTTGATTTCTGTTCAAACAATGGATATAAAAATTCTTCGTTTGTTTCATCTATAACAAAATCCATTTTATCATTGTTATGAAAAATATGAACAACAATAAGGTGTCTATTTGCATAACTTGACATAGTAAATGAATATCTTAACTGTCCATAATCTTGTTGAAAACTGTCCATTGTACTTATCAATTTATCAATAAGTTCTAATTGCTTTTTGCTTGTCATATTCTTCCTTACTCCTTAATTTTTTCAACAATAACTGAAATATAATCAATGCTAGATTCTCTAGGATATTCTTTGTATTTTGTTGTAATCGTTAGTTTGTAATCGCCTTCAACAACCAATGGTTTAATGAAGTCCATCGCGTTTGCTAAATATTTGAATTTGTATTCTGTCATTGTACGTTCTCCTTTAAAAATTGCTCTGCTTCAATTACAAGTTCTTCTTTGCCTGCTCCTAGATTTTTTAGTATTCCAACAAAATATTTTATATAAGACTTTGCCTGTGCGAGTTGGTCTAATGTTTTACCCTATTCTGTTGTAAGTCTATTGCTTTTTTGTTCCCAGTATTGCTTGTCAGTTTTCAGTTCTGCATTTTCTTTTTTAAGGTCTTTGATTTCCTTTTCTTTATCTCTCATATACTGTGCCATTGAGTTCGGGTCGTTTAATACGTATTCTTTCATTTTCTTTCATCTCCCATTTAATCTGTTTCTAACATTGAATATAGCAACATCAAAACTTTCGTGATTATTTATATACTCTGTAAGAACATCACGCACAACTTCCATTTCAGTCTTGTTATGCCAAAACTTCATTTTCTCTATCTGTTGTTCAAGTCTTGTAACCTTATCTGTCAAATCCCCTTTGTCTTTCAACAGTTGATTGCAACGCTCACCAAGTTGTTTAATTTCAAGGTCTTTATCTTTCATAAGTTACTCCTTAAATTATTATAAGAAAAAAATTAAAATTTTTTATAAAAAACACTTTACATAAATTAAAACATAGTTTATAATGATAAATGTAGGTGAGAAAAAGAACCACCTACAAGGAGTAAACTATGAAATACATTACAGACAGAAAAGAGATTGTAAAGGCTATGGATACACACCAGTGTATTACAATTAACATGAGACACCCTATTCCAGGTTATGAGACAATTTTTGAAGGAGAAAAAGTTGGAGTAAAATGTCCTTCAAAGAGATTCGGTGAAATCACAGTTTATGGAACAATTCACTACTCAAAGGAAGAAAACAAATTTTATGTACAGCACGTAGGTGATTGCATCAAAGCTTCTTTTGGAGCTGAAGACATCAAGGAAATCAAAGAAAGAAAATACTGCCCAAAGGTTTCAGAAGGTGAAGAAGTTCTTTTGATTCACGACTGTGGAGAATATGGTTGTATTGTACAGGTAATGAAAGCTACAAGATGCAACAGTATGTATTCAGATGCTTGTGTTTTGGAGCCTGTAGATTAAATAAAATAAGGTTTGCCAGTTCCTTAAAAACTGGCGAGGAGTAAATTATGGAAAAGGTTGTTTGTTATAAGAGAGATGGAAAATTTGGAAAACCTGAATATTTAATTCCTATGAAGAAGTGTCTCCCACTTGTTCAGAAGAAAGAAACTGAGAAAGCTTACTGCTGCGGTGAATATACCGGATACATTTACAAAGATGGAAATCCTCAGTTACATATTTTTGGATTTATTCCTAAGTCAATGCTTGTAAAAATCGATGAAGAAGAATTTGTTCCAACATGGATAATTGATAAATTTCAATGTGCTGAACTTCAGTTCACACAATGGATAAATAAAGAATATTGGAGACCAGATGGTCATTGGGAAGTAAAAAGTTTTGAAGATTCAATAAAAGAATCTGAAGCTGGATTCTATGAAAGAATCTTGAACGGAACTTATACACAAAAAGATGTAGAAAAGTTCGAAGGTCTTTGCTCTAGTTATTCTGATATTTATAAAGATATGTACGGTATAAGACCAAGGGACGAACAGTCTATGTGTGTGAATGGATATAGTGGAACCCCTGACATTAATAAGTTTAGAGAATTACTCAAGCAGGGAGTTAATCCTCTGAAGTCAGTTTACGGCGAATTATAGGAGAAGAAACTATGAAAAATAATAAATTGTTTACAGAGAAACAAATGGAAGCTTTGCAGACTGCCAATGAAGGTGTAAAGGGAACAGAAATTTACTACATTTATCATTGCGAAGCATACTGCAAAAGAGAAAATGGAACTTGGTTTTTTGTAGGTTGGGGTTTACCACCAACACAGACAGGTTATTTCAAGACGGTCAAGGGTGATACCTTTGTTTATTCAGAAGATGGACAGAAAAGATGGAAGTTATCAGCTGCCTGCATTGACCTTCTTAATGTTATATAATTAAGAGCTTTGAATTGTAAGAATAAAAATTGAGTTTTGCCAGTTCTCAATAAAAACTGGTAAGGAGTAGATTATGAAGAGATTTTTAATATTTGTAAAATCAAATGATGGACAACAGGGTAACGGTTACTTTGAAGCTAATGATATGAATATTGCAATGGCAAAAGCAATCTGTAGATTCTCAAAAGAATGGGATGTTCCAGCTGATGAGATTTTTGTAACTTCTTGTGAAGAAAATCCAAGGTTTCAGTTTACTTCTAAATAATAAGGTATAAGTATACTTATAGCATAAACACCCTACAACTATGCTTGTAGGGTGTAAGTATATTTACACCACCCTGGTATTATAATACCCATAGATAATTATTAAATTGGACCCTGGTACTATAGTACCAGGGGCATGGTACTATAGTACCATCAATATATAAATAAATATATAAATATTTTTTATATAAATATAAAAAATAAAGATTTTTGACAAAATCATACATCTCAAATTAAAACTTTACAAATTGATAAAATTTATATAAAATAATTCTTATAGGAATTACTCGGAAAATAATTCTTATAATATATTAGTCAAACAAATAAATAGAAACTCCTTGGGAGGCAATCAAGTCTTCAGGCTGTAATATATATATTCCGTTTGACTAGTATGTATTATAGTTTTTCCGAACAGAAGCTCGGTTGCTTACCAAGGGGTTTTTATTTTATGGAAAGTAAATCTACCAGAAATTTTTTTAATTCTGAATTTATAAAAAAACATAAACTTTCTTTTTCTTCATTGATAATTCTACAAGACATTTATTCATGGGTTTTTGGAAATAATCCACCAAAAATAAAAATAATTAACAATAAAATTTTTTATTTTATTTCTCAAACTCATATTGCAAATTATAATTATGGTTTATTAAATAGACGAAGGATTGGTTTTATTCTTGAAGAATTAAAAAAAGTTAAAATAATAGATTCTACAATGACGATAGATTATCACTGTCATTATATAAGTTTTAATTGGGATATAATTAAAAATTCCGTTTTATGTAAAGAGGTATTAAAGGATATGGAATCTAATGAATGGTGGAAAAATATTCATAAAATTTGTGATGAAAAAATTGCAAAAGAAAAGGTAAATAATCCCGATGACTTATTGAATCAGGGTTATGAAATTGTTGTTAAAAATAATCGTCAGTATTTAGTAAAGAAAAAGAATGTTGAAAAATCTTATAATGAAGATATGAAATTATTAACTGATGAAGAGATGGGAATAAAAGCCAAGATTTGTCCAGAAGCCGACAGAATTACAAGATTGATTCTCAAAAAATATTATATGTATTTTTCTCATAAAGTTCCAAAGGAAGGAATAGAACCAACGAAAACTTATGTTGAAATTTGTAACAAGATAACCGACATTTATAATGGAACTTTTATTAAATCAAGATTTTATCCTATGGGTGAAAAGTTCTTGAATAATAAACAGTTCAATATAAATGGTTGGAAGGATAAAATCAAAGAAGTTCAGGGAGACTGGAACAAAGTCAAAAAATTGATTTTAGAAGCTCTCAAAAATTTCAATCTTATGCATGAAGAAAACAGGCTTCCATATTCAAAAGAATATCTTCAGAGCAATTTGAATTTGTGGTTCTATGATAAATCTAGTGATTATGATAACCCACAATCACAATTTGTTCTTTGTTTATTTGAGCCAGAATTTACAAACAAACATAATTCAGAAGCAAAGGCTGACAGAATCTTTGAGAAGCTTCCTGAGAAAGTAAAGATTGGTGGAAACAGATTATTCGGACTTAATGAGAATATGCCGGCAGGTTCATTCTGGCAGAAAGTAAAAGAAATGTTGGATTGGTCAAAACTGGCATTCGAATATGAACCAAATGTTACCTATTGGGTAACTTCTCCAACAGAGATAGTTGGAGAATTTGCAAAGTATTGTGAAGAAAAGGAAATTTCCGTTTCGGTAAGTACATTGGATATTAAGAAAGCTGTTGAGAGTAATTCGCCTTGGACTTGGTTTGTAAAAGATATGAGCATTAAACATGGAATGAATTCTCATTTGAGTGAACTGGTAACTGAAGAAGATTTTGAGAAATGTTATAAAAATTTGAGTCGTGTGACTTTTGATGATATGACTGAAGTAGTGTTTTAAGGAGAAAAGAAAATGACTAAAGATGAATTGAATGAAAAAATAATTGATTGGAATATTGAAGATGGTGTAATAATTCTTGAACCGCAAGAAGAATTTAATGATGGTATAATTGGAATCAGTGAAGATAAATGTCATTTGATTTATAGTTATCAAAAATTGACGGAATCACTTGCAAAAAAATATGAATCTGATTTTTATAAGAAAAACCCTGATAATATTTATCAACCAGAATTAAATGAAGATTTTCTTCAAGATGCTTGTGAATGGGTCGATTATAATACAATCAGAAATCTCCCATATATGAATGAAAAATACAGACCAATTATCATTTATGAGTTTTAATCTTATAATAAAATTACTAGGAAAAATAAATGAAAAGGGAAAAATTAAATACATTAAGTGAAAAGGACATTATTTATCAACTTATTGTTTCTGATAAGTTTTGTAGGGAAATAGTTCCAGTGTTGAATCCTAAATTCCTTGAAGTGTCCTATATCAAGATTGTAGCAATTTGGATTAAAGATTATTTTCAGAAGTTCAAAGAAGCTCCGAAAAAGAACATTATAAAACTTTACAGAAGTCATATTGACGAACTGAAAGATGAATCACTTCAGGAAAACATTTTAACTTTTATTGAGAAACTTGACAAAGATTATGATTCAATAAAAGTCAGTAATGAGGATTTTGCAATTCAGAATGCAATTAAATATCTCAAGACAAGAAGTTTGAAAAACTTTAGTGAAGATATAGATTCATACATCGCTTCTGGAGATATTGAAAAAGCAGAAAGTTGTGTAACGAAATTCAGAAAAGTTGAAATTGCAAGCGGAGAAGGTGTTTCACTTCTTGAAGATTCAGACATAATTACTGAATCATTCACAGAGGAGCAGGATTTACTTTTTGCATATCCTGGAGACTTTGGAAGATTGATTGGAGATATTCATCGAGAAGATTTTATTGCCTTCTTGGCTCCAATGAAAGCTGGTAAAACATACCAACTTGTAGACTTTGGAATTGAAGCTCTCAAGAACAATCTTAAGGTTGTAATGTATTCACTTGAAATGAGTAGGACAAATATGATTAAGCGTGTTTGGACAGCCCTTTCAGGACAGATTACAAAAGACATTAAAATTGAGGTCCCATATTTTGAAGAAGATGGAGACAAGTGGAGAATTGAAAAGAAAGTTGTAAATAAAAAAGCAAGTTCAGTTCTTGAAGTACAGAAAAAACAAAGAAGTTTGAAAAGACTTTTCCGCGGCGGAGCTTTTAGAATCTATGCAGAGCCTGCTTATAGTATGACGGTAGAAAGTCTTGAGAATAAATTGGATGATTTGGCTTATGAAGGATTTTATCCAGATGTCATAATTATTGACTATGCTGATATTATGGCACCAAGTGATAAGAATGAATATAGACAGCAAATTGATGGAATCTGGAAAAGGTTGAGAGCTTTGGCACAGAAAAGAAAAGCTGTTGTTGTAACTGCAAGTCAGACTAATCGTGGAGCAATTTCAAGAGAAGTTGAAGCAGAGGACACTAGTGAAGATATTAGAAAATTGGCCCATGTAACTTCTATGGTTGCAATATCTAAAACAAAATATTGTAAACAGAACAAATTGGCAATATATTCTCAATTGGCTATTCGAGAAGGTGAGCCTGAAATGAGAAAAGTTGTTGCAACTCAAAATCTTGCTTTAGGTAGGCCAATGATAGATTCTCATTGGAAAGATGATGTAATTTTTGATGACGACGAAGAAAATAAAACAGAAAGGAAAAGAAAATGATTGAGAATTGTACTGTCAGAAGAATAAAACGAGAAGATACTCGAACATTTTTATATTTTATTCATTACGCTAGAAGAATGCCGCAAATTACTTATGCTTTTGGATTATTTGAAAATAATAATTTGATTGGAGTTTGTACATTTGGTTATCCAGCTTCGCCTAGTGTCATAAAAAGTCTTTTGAAAGATTCTGAAAATAAAATCCTTTTGGAATTAAATAGACTTTGTTTGAAACCGGAATATAATGGTAAAAATTATGGTTCATATTTTGTGAGTAAATGTTTGAAATTTCTTCCAAATGAAACTTATGTTGTGAGTTATGCAGATTCAGGTTGGTCTCATTGTGGTTATGTTTATCAGGCTACAAATTGGTTATATACAGGAAAACAAGAAGAAAGTTTCATGAAATATTGTAATGGAAAACATGCAAGACATCAGGAAAGATTTGATTCAGAGTATAAACAATTGATTTCTTCAAAATATCGATATATATATGGTTGGAGACAAAAGAACAAAGAAAGATATGTTGAAGAATATTAAGTGCGAAATATTTAAGGAATATCCAAAGGTTGAGGAAGTAAAATACGATGTAAATAATCCTCAACCAGTAGATGAAAGATTGAATAAACCTTTGACGAAAAATCATGAAATTATTGAAGTTGAAGATGATGAAAATAAATTATTTGATTTTTAGAATCTTATAATAAAAATATAAAGATATAGCGAGGTAAACAAATGACTATAAGTCGAAAAGTACTGTTGGAAAGTCTTAAAAAAGCCATGCCCGGCATTGAGAGTGGGAATCAGGTAATTCAGGGGTCGGATGCATTTGTATTTCATGATGGGAAGATTTTTACCTATAATGATTCAATTGCAGTTTCTATTCCATTGGAGATTGAAGGACTTGTAAACGAAGGAATTGAAGGAGCAGTTCATGCAGATGAGTTCTACAAGATTCTTTCAAAGTTCTCTTCAGATGAGTTGAGTTTTACAGTAGTTGATGAAAACTCTTGGCTCATTAAGTGTGGAAAAGTAAAGGTTAAAATGACTTTGATGAACTTCAGTTTTGAAGAAAGATTGGAAGGTGTAACTCCTGACAAGAAAGCTTGGAAAGAAATTCCTGAAGATTTCATTGAAGCAGTTGGAACTTGTAAGATGTTGGGAAATAAAACTCCGATGAGCGGAATTTATTTCGGTTCAAATGGTGTTTACTCAACAGACGGATTTCAGATTAACAGATATATTTTCAAAGATGAAAATGAAGTTCCTGTTTTCTGGATTTCAGACAATTCTGCAAATGAACTTCTCAAGTTTACAGGAATCAAGAAGATTCAGCTGCAGGGAAATTGGGTTCATTTTGAATCAGATGATAATTCAATTTTCAGTATTAAGACACTTGATGCTCAGAAATTTCCAATTGATACAATTGAGAAACTTATGGAGACAGGTGAACCAAAAGAAGATGATTTGAAAGCCACATTCCCTGAAGAATTATTTGCAGCAATTGACCGTGCAGATGTTTTCTCTATGGAGATTTCAGACCATTCTGGAATCAGAATTACTTTGAGCAGTGAAAAAATTGAAGTTTCAACTGAACGTAATTCTGGAAAGTATGTTGAAAAAGTTGCTTGGGGAAAAGATTTCAAAGAAAAGATTGAGCCTATTGTAATGTATGTTGACCCTGTAATGATGTCATTTGTAGCTAAGAAGTCATTGAAGTTCTATCTTTCAAAGATTACTACAAAGAAAGGAAAAGTTGTTCCAAGATTGATGTTTGTTTCTGATAACAGTCAGCATCTTATGACAACATTCAGTGTCAAAGAAGAATAAAAATCAAAATCTTATAATGTTAAAATCTAGGATTGAAATACATCCTAGATTTATTTTTTCTATACGGGGTATTTTAATATGTCTTTCTTAAATGATGAAATTGATGAAATCAAAGAAAAGAAACCAGCAGTTAAAAAGAATTTCGCAACTGAAGAAGTTGAAATTGATTATGATTATATTATCCCTGAAGATGAGAAAGTTCAGTTGAATAAAAAGTTTCAACTTGACCCTGAGAAATATCAGGATTTCACGGAAGAGCTTTATCCGGACAGCTTGAACTTCTACGACTTTGAAGTCTTCAGACATGACTGGTTGGTTGTAATTATTAATCCAGTTGAAAAGATTAAGACCATTATTGCCAATGATACAAATGCTTTTAAAAGATATTACAGTTCCCACAAAGAACAGATTTGGTGCGGCTATAATTCAAGAAATTATGATACATTCATTCTTAAATCAATTTTGCTTGGAATTAATCCTAAGAAAACAAATGATGACATTATCGTCAGAGGAATGAAAGGTTATCAGATTTCAAAAGACTTCAGAAAAAAGCAATTATATGATTTTGATATTTATCAGAAAAACGGAAGCCTTAAAACTCTCGAAGGCTTTATGGGAGATGATATTCGAGAAACAGAAGTTGATTTCAATCTTCCTAGAAAATTAACTCCGCCAGAAATGAGAATGACTGTAAAATACTGTCAGCACGATGTCGAAGAAACTCTTGAAGTGTTCAGACGAAAGAAAGAAGTATTTGAAAGTCAGGTTCAGTTGATTGAAACTTTTGAACTTCCAAAATATATGATTGGTTTTACTCAGGCTCAATTGACAGCAAATATTCTTGAATGTGAAAGAGTAGACGGACGAGATGATGAATTTGACCTGGAAATTGTAGATACTTTGAAAATTAAAAAATATAAGTATGCAAAAGAATGGTTTGAGAATCCTAATAATATGGATTATAAAAAATCTTTTTCTATGGATGTCTGTGGAGTTCCACATCAGTTCGGTTGGGGCGGCTTACACGGCTGTCCAGAAAAGCCACTTCACGCAAAAGGAAATTTATTCCATGTTGACGTAACTTCATATTATCCAAGTTTAATGATTGTTTATGACTTCTTGACTAGAAACTGCTTAGACAAGAAAAGTTACAAGCAAATTTATGATATGCGTGTAGCTCTTAAAAAGGCAGGAAAGAAAAAAGAACAGGCCCCGTATAAAATCGTTTTGAACTCGACATACGGTATCTGTAAAGATAAATATTCAAGTGCGTTCGACCCACGGCAGGCAAACAATGTATGCGTTAATGGACAGCTGATGTTGCTAGACCTTTTGGAACATCTTGAGAAATATATCACTTTGATTCAGTCAAATACTGATGGTTTGATTGTTCAGGTAAAAAGAGATGAAGACGTTGAGAAGTTCAAAGAAATCTGTCATGAATGGGAAGACAGAACTGGAATGGGACTTGGTTTTGATGAGATTGAAGAAATCTATCAAAAAGATGTAAACAATTACGTTTTTGTTTTCAAGGGTGGAAAGCTAGAAAGAAAAGGTGCCTATGTAATGGAACTTGATGACTTAAACTATGACCTACCGATTGTAAATAAGGCAATTGTAGATTATCTCATCAAGGGAATCTATCCTGAAGAAACAGTAAAAAATTGTAATTCTTTGAAAGAGTTCCAGAAAATTATTCATATTTCTTCAAACTACAAACTTGGCTGGCACAATGGTGATTATCTGAATGATAAAACTTTCAGAGTATTTGCAAGTAAGGACAAAGATGATACATATATTGGAAAATGTAAGAATCTTGGAGAAACTATTGAAAAGTTTGCAAATACTCCGGAACATTGTTTTATCTACAATGATGATGTAAATGGTTTGTCTGTTACTGAAAAATTGGATAAACTTTGGTATATAAATCTTGCAGAAAAAAGATTGCAGGATTTTGGAATTGATATGAATGATGATTCTTTATTTTAAGGAGTTAAGAAATGAAATTTGAAAACACAGATGTTTGGGGATTTGAACATGCTTTAAGGGGAATGAGAAATCCTTTGGAAAGTTGGAAAAAATCAGACAGTTCAGCAAGTAATTTATACAAAGATTTTTTCTTAGGAGAAAATGACAAAATGCTTGCTCAAAGATTAATTAAAGCCGGAGAGCCTCACAGAAAATTCTTGCGACAGATTTTTGTGTCTGTTGATATAACTGCTCCACTGTATTGGTGGAAAGAGTTTGATACATACAAAGTGGGAACAGTTGCAAATTCAACTTCTACTATGCACAAACTAGCATCAACTCCAATTACAAAAGAATGTTTTGAAATGGATGATTACGAAAACATTACCTATGAAGAGTTTGAAACAGGAGTTGAATTTGAAGGATTTAAGGAGCTTGCAACTTATGAGACTGATTATCTTTGGAATAATTTTCTCAATGAATTAGAACAAATAAGGTTGAAATATCTTGAAACAAAAGACAAACGCTATTGGAAGGAACTCATTAGACTTCTTCCTGAAAGCTGGCTTCAGACAAGAACTATAACAATGAATTATGAAAATATTCTTAATATGATAACTTATCGTCAGAATCATAAGTTAACAGAATGGTCAGAAAATTTCATAAATTGGGCAAAATCTCTTCCGTATGCAGATGAATTTTTGTTCTTGAAAGAATCTTATAATAAAACAGAGGTAAATTAAATGAGTGAAAAATTAGAATTGTACAGAAAGTATAGACCAACTTCACTTGAAGAAGTTGTGGGAAATGAGACTGCAATTAAAAGTCTGAAAAGTGAAATGGAAAATGGTTCTCATGTATTTTTATTGACTGGTCCTGCAGGTTGTGGAAAAACTACAATTGCAAGAATTATGGCAAAAGAAGTTGGAGCAGGGGATTTGTCAATTACTGAAATAAATTCAGCTAAGAATCGAGGTATTGATACCGCTCGTGAAGTTGAAGAAAAAATGAGATATAATCCAGGTGATGGTGATGCATTGGTTTGGATTTTTGATGAATGTCATCAGTGGTTGGCTCCAGTTCAGAATGCATTTTTGAAAGCTTTTGAAGATACTCCTGAACATGTATATTTCTTCCTTTGTACCACAGACCCACAGAAACTCATTGCTCCATTAAAAACAAGGTGTTCCATTGTTAATGTTTCTCCACTTACAGATGAAGAAATGAAATATTTGCTTAAAAGAACTGCAAGAGCAGAAGGCGTAAAACTTAACCCTGAAGTATATGAAAAGATAATTGAAATAGCTCAGGGTGGAAGTAGAAAGGCGTTGAAACTTCTTGCAAAAGTTATCGGATTGGATTCAGATGAAGAAAGATTTTCAATCCTTAAAAAAGAAACAGTTTCAGAAAATGAAGAAAGTATTGAACTTTGTAGAGCATTATTGAAAGAAAATTCAAACTTTCAAATACTTGCCAGAATCTTAAAAAGTATTGATACTGATGACCCTGAGAAAATAAGACAGGGAGTCATGGGTTATATGAATGCGGTTCTTTTGAATGGTAATAAGTTTAATCCAATGGCAGCTGCTGCAATTCAAGCATTTAGTCAGGCTGATACATATCGTAATGGAAAGAACGCCATCACTGTAGCTCTTTTGGATTACATAGATTTGCTTGGATAAAAACTTGTTTACAAATCTTATAATATAAGCAGAGGTGATTAATGAAAAAATCAGAAGTTCTTGCAAAAGAAAAAGAAGATGAGGAATTTGATTTTGAGAAAGATTTGTCAATAAACAAATTCCGATTGGATGAAGAATGTTTGAGCCATTCTTCAATTTATTTCAGATATGCTGAGGCTCAGGCTAAAGCAAAAACAAAAGCTGCTAAGGCCAAAGACAATTTGGAATTAGTTAAGGCTGAGAGAAGTGTTGCGATTCGAGAAGAATTGTCCAAGAGTGGAAAAGTAACTGAGGCAATGATTAATGCCAATATCCTTAAGGATGAAGAAGTTCTTGAAGCTACAAACAAACTTCGTAAGGCTGAAGATATTTCTGCAAAACTTTCAGTTGCAGTTTCAGCGTTTGAACATAGAAAGTCTGAATTGGACAATCTTGTTAAATTGTATTGTGCTGGATATTACTCTTTGCCAAATGCAAGTGATACATCTAAAAAAGATGCAAATGAACAAACAGCAAGAGAAATTAGAAAAAATCTAAATAAATAGGAGTTGAAAAATGGTCAACAAAAAGAAAAAGAGCGGCGGCTTGGCAAAACGCTATTCATCAAGTTATGGTTCGAGAGATGGTGGAAGCTCTTCGAAAGGCGGAGTAATTAACTATCGTAATTATGATGGCGAAGTTACATTCTTTTCACCAACAGAAGGAAAGCATCGAATCAATATCATTCCTTATACAATCAAGAGCAAGAATCACCCGCTTGTAAAACGTGGTGAAGCAGAGATTGGTGAGCAGGATTATATTATGGATTTCTACGTTCATCGTGGAGTTGGTCCTGCAGAAAAGTCCGTATTGTGTCTCAAGAACACTTATGGAAAGCCTTGTCCAATTTGTGAATATGCTGCATCATTGAGAAAGAAAGGAAAGGAAGAAGAAGCAAAGGCACTCAAGCCTTCACGCCGCGCAGCTTACAATATTGAGGATTTGAAAGAACCTGGAAAATTGAAGGTTGTCGAAACTTCTCATTATTTGTTTGAAAAGGAACTCATTGAAGAAGCAAGAGATGATGACGAAGGTGGATTCATTGATTTCGCAGACCCTGAAGAAGGAATGGAAATCAAGTTCAGAGCTTCAAAGACAACAAAAGGCAATATGGAATTCACAGAGTTCAAATCATTTGCTTTTGAAGACCGTGATGAGCCAATCAGTAAAGAGCTTCTTGATTCTGCAATCAGTTTTGATGAACTTCTTACAGTTCCGACTTATGAAGAAGTTGAAAAAATTCTTTATGGTGATGATGAAGAAGATTCCGACGAAGATGAAGATGAAGAAGATGAAGATGAAGAAGATGAAGATGAAGATGAGAAGCCTTCAAAGAAATCTTCAAAAAAGTCTAAATCTTATGATGAAGATGACGAGGAAGACGAAGATGAGGATGATGACGAAGAAGATGAAAAACCATCTAAAAAATCAAAATCTAAATCTAAGCCTGAGCCAGAAGATGAAGACGATGATGAAGAAGAATCAGAGGATGAAGATTCTGATGAAGACGAAGATGACGAGGAAGAAGAAAAGAAACCTGCAAAAAAGCCTTCAAAGAAATCTAAATCAGATGATGAAGATGAAGACGAAGATGAGCCGGAAGAAAAACCCGCAAAGAAATCTTCAAAGAAAGATTGTAAAGGTGATTGTCCAGAATGTCCATTCAAGCATAAGTTTGGAAAAGATTGCGATAAATACGATGACTGTGACGACTGCGACATTTGGGATAAGTGCGTAAAAGCAAGTGAATAAATAAAGATTTACTGCGAACTCCTACTGAAGAAATTTGGTAGGAGTTTTTATGTTTTATAAAGGATAAGGAAATGAAGTTTCAACAGGTGTATGAAAGATGTGAAGCAAAAGGGATAAAAATAACAAGAATGGGACTTTATAGGGCTGGACTTCAGAATGGATTCATTATTAAGAAATCTGGCGGAAATATTTTTATTCAGGAAGATTTTGAAAAATGGATGAAGAAGAAACTTGAGAAAGCCCCAGACGGATATTGTTCATTCAAAGAGTGTTCTGAGAAAATGAATATCCCTTTGGATACAATTTATTATTTAATCAAAGAAAGCAATTTGAAAACTATCGAAATTGGAATAAAGAAGGTGAAATATGTCAAAATCGAAGAATTTAGAGAATTTGTCAGAATCCGTAAGCATGGTAGTGAAGAAAAATATGGAAACTAAAAAAGCTGAACCGATTTATTTTCAGTGCGGCTGTGAGCTTTTGGATTTGGTGGTTGGTGGAAACAAAGGTATATTTGGTGTTCCAGCAGGAAAGTTTATAAACATTGTAGGTGATAAATCTGCAGGAAAAACTTTCTTGAGTAATGAGTTTATCGCTTGGGCTCATTATAACATTGGAAAGAAATTCAGATGGGTTTATGATGACTGTGAATCTGGATATAGTTTTGATACAGAATCTATGTACGGATTTGAGATTATGCCGCAAGTAATTGAAGAGCGAGTTCATTCAGAAAATGTTGAAGAGTGTTTTTGTAATATTGCAGAATTTGCAAACAAACTTGGAAAAAATGAATGTGGGATTTACGTTGTAGATTCTCTTGATGGTCTTACTTCTTATGAAGATGATGAAAGAGCTGAAGAGAGAAAGAAACAATTTGATGAAGGTAAAGGGGCAAAGCTTAAAACCGGAACCTATGCTATGAGCAAACAAAAATACCTTTCAAAGGAATTCTTTCCACAGCTTTGTTCGGAAATTGAAAAGAAAAATATATTGGTCATTATAATTTCTCAAATTCGAGAAAAGATTGATGCAATGAGTTTTGAAAAATATTCTCGTTCAGGTGGAAAGGCAATGGACTTTTATGCTCATTCAGTTATCTGGTTGGCTGGAGCAAAGAAGATTCTGAGAAAAGATACACCAGTTGGAAATGTAGTAAAAGCGAAAACTACAAAATCAAAGACACCAAGACCATATCGTGAATGCTTCTTCAATTTCCTTTATGATTATGGACTTGACGATATTGGTACCAGCATTGATTATCTTTTTGACTTGAGAACCGATAAAGGAGAACTCAACAAGAAAGCTAATGCAATCAAATGGGATGGAGATAATAACTTTGATAAAAAATCTTTGAAAGAGTTCCTTGAAGAATTTGATTTGTATGAGAGATTTGAAAATTCAAAGTATTATGACATGGACGGTTCCGATGCCGATAATATGTTTGCGTTCATTCAGTCGAAGAAAGATTACAAATCAAAGTTCAATGAAAAGTTTGGCGACACTATGACACGTGATGAAGTCATAGCTTACGTTGAGGAAAATAATCTTGAAGATGAACTCAGAAACAGAGTTATTGAAAAATGGGAAAATTTTGAAGATTCAATCAAATCCAATCGTAAGAAAAAATATTATTCAAAACAGTTGGAGAGTGCAGAATAATGTTTGTCATTTGTCGCGAAGGACATTTAGGCTTTTGGTGGGAAGGTGATACACCAATTTTTGTTGAAGAAGGTGGTGGAATCTTCCCATCAAGAAGTGAATGTTTGGAATATCTACAGAAATTTCATGATAAAGAAAAAGCTGTGGAAATAATAATGTCTATTAAGAAAAAGAAAGGTTCAATTTTAAGTTTTTAAGGAAAAGAAAATGAAAGAGATGTTGTTCACAAAAGATGAATCAAAATTTATCAAAGGGTGTCTTCAGGGAGAGATAGATTCCTTGAAAATGGGTTTTTATGGTCAGGATATGGAATTGACCAAGGAAAGAGCTAAACGAGAAAAAGAATGTTTGAGACTTATCAAGAAATTTGATAATGCAGAAAAAACAATAAAAGTGTCTTCAAGAAAAGGAAAAGGTCGGGGGCTTCAATATTGGATTTGTGACCGTATTGCAAAAATATTTGGAATAGAGTTTGTTCAGTCAGATGATAATTGTTTGGTTCACTCTCGAGAAATGGGTCAGCATGGGACTGATATTGTATTACGTGGCGAAGTTTATAAAAAATTCCCATTTGACATTGAGTGTAAAAGTTGTGAATCTTTATCCATTCCGGATTGGATAAGACAGGCGAGAGATAATAAAAAAGAAAACCGTGATTGGCTTGTAGTTTTCAAAAAACAAACTATTGGCCATGAGCCTTTAGTCATTATGGAGTGGGAAACTTTTGAAAGATTGTTTGAGAAAGGAAAAAATAATGAAAGGTAAGAATTTTGGAAATAGAAAGCCTGAGAATGAAAGACCATTAAATGATTTTTATCAGACTCCTAAATGTATGACAAAGGAATTGTTAAATTCTCAAATGTCAATTTTTAATGAACAAATAAAAGATAAAATTATTTTGGACCCATGTTGCGGAAAATACGCCATTGGTAATGTACTTAGAGAATCTGGAATTGTAAATTATAATAAACTAATTGAAAATGATTTGATTTATGGTCATGATTTCTTAAAAGAAAAATATGATGAAAAAATCGATGTAATTATTATGAATCCACCATTCAAATTATTTGATGATTTTGTAAAGAAATCAAAAGAAATTTCAAATATAGTTTGTTCAATTGGGAAATTAACTTTCTTTGGAGCACATAAAAGAAATATTGAAGGATTGTGGAAACATCTTGAATATGTTTTAATTTTTGACAGACAAATTGCTTATGATAAGCCTTTCAGAGAAGATGAAAAAGTTGAATGTGGAATGTTAGTTACTGGTTGGTTTATTTGGAATAAAGATTATGAAGGACTTCCCAAAATAAGCATGCTTGATATGCAGAAATATATCTTGAATAAATCTTATAATAAACTAGAGGTTAAAAATGATTAAATCTTTGGAAATAAAAAATATTCAAAGTCATAAAGATTCCAGGCTTGAGCTTTCACCTGGAATTAATGCTTTAATAGGTAGTTCCAATAATGGAAAATCTGCCATATTGAGGGCTTTGAATTGGGCGGTAAATAACAGACCTTTGGGTGTAGAAGTTCTTTTGTCAAATTGGGCTTATGATTCAAAAGGTAAGCAGAATGAAGAAATGTCTGTGACAGTTAAAAAAGGAAATTCAACTTTAATCAGAAGAAAGACAAAAAGTGAAAATGAATATGTAATTGACGGGGAAGTTTTAGAAGCTATAAAAACTGATGTCCCTGATGAAGTCAGAAAGTTTTTCATGCTTTCAGAAACAAATATGCAGAAGCAGCAAGATGCCCCATTTTTACTTTCATTAAGTTCTGGAAAGATTGCTGAATATTTCAACAGAATAGTTCGCTTGGATATTATCGATAGAGTTCTTTCAAATGCAGAGAGTTCAAGAAGAAAGATGAAGAATCAATTGGAATCTTCAGAAAGTCAGGAGAAGAAACTTGAAAAGGAACTTGAGAAATTTGAATGGATTGATTCTGTAGAAAAACTCATTGAAAAAATAAAAGTATTAGATTCAAAAAGTGAAGAACTTTCAGAAACAAAAGATGATTTGGAAGAAAGTGTAGGAAAGTTCGAAGCTGCTTCAAAGGAAAAATATCCAGATTTTAAAAAGGAATTCAAACTTATTTCACAGATTGATGAAATCAATGAAGAAAATAGAGAAATGAGCAGGTCAATTGAAGATTTGGATTCTCAGATTGAAGAGTTTGAAGAAGTTTCCAAAAAGTCTTTTGATTTCTCAAAAGAGAAAAAAATAATTGAAGCCATTGACAATATAAATCTTGACAGAAGTGAGATTGAAAAACTTGAAGAAGATATTGAAAGATTTGAAGCTTCAGAAAAGAGAATTTTAGGTTGTACAGAAAATATAAAAGAATTAACAAAACAACTTCCTTCAATTTGTCCATTCTGTGGAGCAAAGATGAAAGATGGGAAGTGTGTAGAGGAGAACTGAAATGAATGACGAAGAATTAATTGAAGCAATTAAAGATAGTGGATTTTATGAATATGGGGAAGTGAATTTGGATGACCTTCCGAAGTTGCAGAAAAGTGCAATAATTTTAGCCGGAGCATTGATACCATTGAGACCGGATTTGTTTGATAATAATCCGGATGTAGTTTTTATAATTCAAACAACACTTGAAAATGGTTCATTTAGTTATTCTTTACCAAAAAAGAGTTTGAGTGAATTACTTTTGAATCCACCATATGATGATTCAGTTATTTGTAGTTATTCTGTTAAAGATGGAAGTATATTGAGAAAACTTTACAAGGGAACAGGAACAAAATGGGAGGTGTCAAAGTGAGTTATTGCATTTATTGTATAACAAATAAAATAAATGGAAAAACTTATATTGGTCAGCATAGAACTAATAATTTGAATGACCGATATATGGGTTCCGGATATTTACTTCATCAAGCTTTTGAAAAATATGGGATAGAGAATTTCTCAAAATCAATTTTGGCTATAACTGAAATAAAAGAAAATATTGATATTTTAGAAAAATTATTTATTAATTTATATCGAAGTGAAGGTAAAGCTGAATATAATATTGCTGATGGTGGTACTGGTGGTGATTTAGGCGATAATTGGAGAAAATCTATTAAAAAATCTATGAATGGTATTTTCACTAAAGAAATGAAAGAAAAATTGAGCGAATCACATAAAGGACAAATACCTTATAATAAAGGTAAAACAAATATTTATTCTTATGAAACTAGGATTAAAATGGGAATTAAAAATAAAGGTAGAAAATGGTGGACTGATGGAAAAATAAATGTTAAATCAAAGAATAAACCGGATGGATTTTATCCTGGAAGAACTGTTTCACCTGAAACTGCAAAAAGAATTTCAGAATCTCATATAGGTCATATTTTAAGTGAAGAAACAAAAAATAAAATAAGAGAAATTAATAAAATTAGGAATAAAGGTTTACATAAAAATATGACTTGGAAAGTAATTAATGGTAAAAGAGTTTGGTTAAATAAAGGAGAAAAATAATGTCAAAATTCGTGTGTACGGCTGATTGGCACATCAGGTCAAATCTACCGAGATGTAGAAAAGATGAAAATTGGTATAAAACTCAGGAAAGAGCTTTGAAGCAAATAAGAGTTTTTGCAAATAAAAATGATTGTCCTGTTTTCGTTGTAGGAGACATTTTTCATTCATTAGGTGAAACAAACTTTTATTGTATTCAGATGATTCAGAAGATGGCGAAGAAGTTGGACAACGGATTGTATATTTTAGCAGGCAATCATGATTTGCCGTTCCATAGCTCTGAGAATCTTGATAGGTCAGCTGTTGGTATTCTCTTACAGTCAGATGGTATTGGAGAAATAAAAGATTATTTTTCAAACATTGAAATAATGGATGTTTCAGCTGAAAACTTTGATGGAGAAACTAAAGATGCAGAAATAATTTTCAAGCATGTTCTTTGTTTTCCAGATATGAAAAGCCTTCCACCAAATGTTGATGCTTATACTGCAAAAGATTTACTTGAGGAATACCCATCGGCAAAATGGATATTTCTTGGAGACATGCACAAGAATTTCCACTATGAGAAAAATGGAAGACATGTTGTGAATCCTGGTTGTTTGTTGAGACAGGCAGTTGATTTTAAAAATTATAACCCTGGATTTTATTATATTGACACTGATACAAATACAGTTGAGTTCAATCTTATAATAGATTCAGAAGAGTTTATTGATGATTCTTATATCTTGAGAGAAAAAGAGAAAGAAGAAAGAATTGAGGCATTTGCAAATAAAGTTGGTGAAGTCGAAAGTGTTTCACTGGATTATGCAGAGAATGTACGAAATGCAATGCTTTCTTCAGACTTATCAAAAGAACTTAAAGAAACAATCGAGGAACTTATGGGAGCGTAGGAATGAAAGTTTTAGAAAGATATTATGAGAAGATTTACAAATATACAAATAAACTTCTCAGAAAGATTTTTGGACTTGATGTAACAACCGCCATGGCAGAGAATTACAAAATCAAATCTGAAATTGAAAAGAAGATTGAGAAACCAATTGAGATGATAACAACTGAAGATTTAATAAATCATAAGTTATCATTTTTGTATTGTAAATATAGGACAATAAATAATATTCTTGGAGTTATTTCAGGAGCATTATTTATAAATTCATTTTGTGAAGATGATATAAAGGAGATAAAGAATGAAGACTAGTGAATTTGAAAATATTAAAGACCTTATTCAGAGAGCTGAAGTTGAAAAGGCAAAATCCCAGGGAGTAAAGGACAGTATTAAATCTGAATGGAAAAAGAAATATGGTTTTGAAACTCTTGAAGAAGCTAAAGACAAATTAAAAGAGTTGGAAACTGAGTTCAATAAAAATGAAAGTCGAAAAGAAAAATTGATGAATGAATTGGAAGAATCTCAGGATTGGGACCAGATTGAAGAAGAATTGGAAGGTTAAAATGAATTTTGAAAAAATAGAAAAACTTTTTAACCAGTCAAAAGGTGTAAGAAGTCAAATTCAGAAGCAGCTTCATGAAACAAAAGATTTAAAGGAATATTCTGAGAAGAAATTAAAACTCATTGAAGAGGCTCAGGTGTTTCTTCAAAGTGTTGCTCAGAATACACAAGAGAAATTAAAATTTGATATAGAAGCCATTGTGAATTTAGCTCTCGAATCTGTATTTCCCGATGAGTATTTGTTTCAGATGAACTTTGAAGTGAGCCGTGGAAAAACTGAAGCTGAACTTGTATTTCAGGATAAAAGAACAGGACAAACAATTGACCCAATGGAAGCCAGCGGCGGCGGAGTTGTGGATTTGACTTGTTTTGCTTTAAGAATAGCCGCATTTGCTTTGGAGAATGGAACTGATAATTTAATAATCCTGGACGAACCGTTCAAATTTGTTAGTAAAGATTTGGTATCAAGAGCAGGAGAAATTCTCAAAACTCTTTCCAAGAAAATGAATCTTCAAATCCTGATGGTTACACACATACCAGAGTTTATTGAAGTAGCTGACAAAGTGTTTGAAGTAAAAAAGAATGAAAAAGGAATCTCAAGAGTAATTGAGAGAAACTAATAAAATATGCTCCATGCGACCGATGCCTTACGCTGGAGCGATTTGTTAGACTATCTTCATATAATTTCACTATTTAAATAAATATTAAGAGAAATAATCAAAAAAAAATAAAAAATTTTATAGAAAGTGCTTTACATAAATTATAACATAGTTTATAATGAAATTACAAGGTTGAGAAAAGAACTTTGTAAGGAGTAAACTATGAAAGAATTAAAATCTATTACATTGAGATTTCATGATTTTAGAGGTTTCCATGATGAAACAGTTAAAATTGGAAGTGACTGTTTTATTGGCCATTGTGGTTCAGGAATAAGTGTTCTTGGCGAAAATGGTAAGGTTACAAGAATCACTGATAAATATATTTATTGTACTTCAGAAAGTGGTTCAGTTTTGAAATACGATGTTCAGAAAAAAGACACAATTGGTAAGTGGAGAAAGAATTTTTATTTTATTAATCTCAATCACACTAGAGATTATAACGATAAAAATGTTTGTAAGATGAGACCAAGTGTTTGGAATTCTGAAAAGTGCGAATTGGAATTTAAATAAAAATATTTGAGTTTGTCGGTTCTCATTAAAAAAAACCGACAAGGGAGTAATTAAAATGAAAGAAGTAAAATTTGAAAACTATATCAAGATGATTGACAAGAAGGCTTGGGAAGTATCCAAGAAAACTGGAGTTGATTTTGAAGAGCTTCAGGCATACGGAGCTTTGATTTATTGTAATATACTTGAAAAATATGATGTTTCGAAATCAAGTTTTTCAACAATATTTTATTTAGCTTTGAATCGTCTTTATGAATACGCCTATTATGATAGGGATAGGAATCGTGATAATACTTTGACAGAATTTGCTGAAAAAAGTATTGAATCGATGAAAATAAATCCTTCAATGAAAGATTTTCTTGAAGTTGCAAAAGAAAAGCTTGAAGGAGATTCTTATAAACTCATTGAATGGTTGGTTGGTCGTACATGGGAATTCAAGGGTAAAATAAAACCTTGTATAACAATGGTTATGCGAAATTTTAATTGGGACAGAAAATATGCCGAAGTAGTCTGGAATGATTGTAAAGATTTCTGGAATGAAATTGGCTGGACTTTGTATTGTTAAGGAGACATATATGAATAAGGAAGAAATCAGAAAACTTCAAAATCATTTTGACAACGGAATTAAAGAAGATGTTCAGGCAAAGGTTCACTACTCTGTTAATGATAGAGTTCATTTGAAAGGAACAAATGTGAATGGTACGGTTATTGCAGTAATTTTTAAGGACTATAGAAAATATCCATACTTGAAAATTAATTGGGATAGTTTTCATACGAATGATTCTGCAGTTTTTGAAAAAACTCAAAAAAAGTTTTATGACCCATTTGACGTTGTAAAAGAAATTAAACTAAAACATAAAGAAGAAAAGAAAAAGAAAGTTTATGAAAATTTTTATTTGAATGAAAAGAATAAATAATTAAAAAGTTTACTCCTTGTCCTTTGATTAAGCGTTACTTGGTCAAAGGACCTTTTCATTTAACTCGAAATTTCTTATAATATATATTATGGTTATTTTTGATGGTGAAAGGCTCGTAGTTTCATTGACTAGGAGCAAGAATTACAAAGCAGTTTTGGAACTCGGAAAAGAAAGTAATGACTTTGAATATTTTCCTGATATAAATTCAGTAGCTTTGTCTCCAACAAAAAATAATGCAAGAAAATTATTTGAACTTGGCTACCCTTTTGATGAATCTGCAAAAATATTTCTCAAGAAAAAGAAAACAGAAATTGATTTCAAATCTGTAGATGGAAAATTTGAACTTTATCCTTTTCAGAAAGAAGGTGTGAAGATGATGCTTCATGCTGAGGGTAATATACTTCTAGCTGACGAAATGGGATTGGGAAAAACACCACAGGCTTCAAGTTATCTCCATTGGCAAAGGATGAGTTTACCTGCACTTGTAATTTCTCCTGCAAGTTTGAAAGAAAACTGGAGAAAAGAAATAAAACGTTGGACAGGAAAAGATTCTTATGTAATTGAAGGTCGAAAGCCCGAGAAACTCTCAAAAGAATTTCTTGAAAAATATCCTGTGTTCATAATTAATTATGACATTCTTGGAACAGATAACCCTGAAGATAAAAAACATAAATTGGAATTAAAGGAAGAAATAAAGCAGCTGAAAGAACAAATTAAAAAGGTAGACCCATATCAGAGACACGGTCTTCAAAATAAACTTTTTGGATTGAATACCAAGTACAGAAATTTTGTCATAAAGGTTGACGGCTGGTGTGATGAATTAGTGAAGTTTGATTTCAAAACAATAATTGGTGATGAAGTTCAATATATTTCCGGAATAGATACAATCAGAACCAGAGCTACGAATCAAATTTGTTTTGCACTTCCAGAAGCTAAAAAAATAATGATTTCCGGAACACCGTATGAAACAAAAACTTTGCAATTTTACCCGTGTCTTCATATTCTCAATCCAAAATATTTTAACAATGAATATAAATACAAGATGAGATATTGTGACCCTGTGAAAACCTATTGGGGTTGGAAATATGAAGGACTGAGTAATGCAAAAGAACTTCATGAAGTAATAAGTACATTCATGATAAGAAGATTCAAGAAAGATGTTTTGAATGATTTACCACCAAAAATCAGGTCAGTAATCCCTATGAAAGTGAGTGCTGCTGATAGAAAGATTTATGATGACATCGATAGTGAACTTGAACTTGCAATTACAAATAAAGAAAAGAATGCATTGAATAAAATAGAAGCTCTCAAACAGGCTTCATTTAAGGCAAAATTAAATTCAATGTTAACTTGGATAAAAGAGTACCTTGAAATAAATGACAAATTGGTCGTCTTCATCTGGCATCAGGAAGCTTGTAAGATTCTTGAAGAAGAATTCAAAGGAGAATGTGTTTCAGTAACTGGTGCAACTGCTGTAAAAGAAAGACAGAAAATGGTTGATAAATTTCAGGAAGATTCTAAAATAAAATTGTTCATAGGAAATATTAAGAGTGCCGGAGTAGGTTTGACATTAACTGCTTCAAAGGCAGTAGCTTTTATGGAGTTTGGAAGTACAGCCCCAGGAATGTCCCAAGCAGAAGACCGCGTTCATCGCATCGGACAAAAGTCAGATTCAGTTTTGGCTTATTATCTCATAATGGAAAATAGTATAGATGAAAGAATTATGGAAGTTTTAAATAGGAGAAATAAAGATTTGAAAAGAGTTCTCGATGATAAGGATGAAGATTTATTTGAGCCTGTTAAAGAATTAGAATTCAGTAAACTCATACTTGAAGAATATAAGAAAGCGAAAAATATCGCATAAACGACCGAAAACAGCTGTATATGCGATTCATTTATCTATTCTCATATAATTTCACTATTTTAATAAACACTGGAAAAATAATAAAAAAAATTAAAATTTTTTATAAAAAGTGCTTTACATAAATTAAAATAGAGTTTATAATGAAATTACAAGGTTGAGAAAAGAACCTTGCAAGGAGTAAATTATGAATAAGATTTTTAAGGTTGATTCAGATGTTTGTGAAACAGTTGGTGTAAAAGAAATTACTTGCGATTTGCATGATTTTTACTTTGGAGAAAAAATTACTTTGACTGTTGATGGAAAACAGATTTCAAGAAAAGTTTATGATGATGCTGGTGGACTTTACGTATCAATTAAAGGTTGTAAAGTTTATTATGAAGATTTCAACTAATAAAATTTTGAGTTTCCAGATTCTCTTCAAAAATCTGGAAGGAGAAAATTATGGCACACGGACTTATGGATTATGATTGGATGGTTTCAGCTAAGGAAAGACCTTGGCACGGAATTGGAACTGTAGTTGAGGATGCTCCAACTTCAGAAGATGCAATTAAAATGGCTCATCTCGATTGGAAGGTTGAGCAGTTCCCAATATCTGCAAATGGAATAGAAATTCCAGGACACTTTGCAAATATTAGAACAGATGTAAATCTTCCACTTGGTGTAGTAAAGAACCGTTACAAGATTGTACAGAATTCTGAAGCTTTTGATTTCGTAGATGATATTATCGGAAACAACGAAGTTGAATGTCACTACGAAACTGCTGGAAGTCTTTTCAATGGAAAAAAGATTTTCTTGCTTGTAAGACTTCCTGACAAGAATCTTCTTGGAGATGATGTTGAAAATTATATTTTCTTCACCAACTCTCACGATGGAACTTCAGCTTTTATGGCAGGAATCACAAATGTAAGAGTTGTCTGCAATAATACTCTTCAGATGGCAATTTCTGGAGCACAGAGAACTTGGTATTGCCGACATACATTGAACATTGAAAGCAAGAAGCAGCAGGCAAAAGAATCTCTTGGACTTGCAGTAAAGTACATGGATTCTATGGAAGACTTTGCTGAAAAGATGGTTGCGAAGAAGATTAATGAAGAAAAATTCTTCAGAGCTTTGTTCAACGCAGACTATATCAAAGGCCAGTGTGAAAAGAATAAGGAATTGATTGTGGAAAGAATCCACACAATTTATACAGAAAAAGATGACCTTCAGAACTTCAAAGGAAGCGCCTGGGGATTATACCAAGCGACAGCTGATTATGTTTCAAATGCTTTACCTTTCAGACAGACTTCTACATACAAAGAAAATAAAATGAATCAGTTCTTTGTAGGAAATCCAATTCTTGAAGCAAGTCAGAAAATCTTGATGGCTGCTTAAAAAAGAAGTCCCTGATGAGAGAAATCTTGTCAGGGATTTTCTTATAATTTTATTAAGAGGTTAGAATGAATAAAATTGCAGTTGTAGATTTGTCATGGATTATGCACAGATACAGACATGCTCATGAAGAGCTTTCCTGTATGATTGATGGAAAAAGAGTTCCCACAGGACATATTTATGGTACCTATACTTTTGTCAAGGATTTAAGCAGTAAATATAAAAAAGTCATTCTCGCTGTAGATTCAAATCCTACGATAAGAAAAGAAATGTTGCCAACTTACAAATCAAACAGAAAGAAAGAAGTTGTCGATGAATTCAGAGATTATAAAATCCATCAGGATGATGATGCAGTCATAACCCTTTGTACTTCTTTTGAAAATGTCTATTATGTAAAGGAAGATGGCTATGAAGCTGACGACATTATTGGAACTTTGATTTTGAAAGCTGATAAAGATTGGGATTTTTATTTCCGTGACAATGATATTCTTCAGAACATTGGAAGCTTCAATCTTTGTGTATCTTTTGAAAAGGATATGACCCTGGGTGAAATTGTAGATGTCAGAGAACATATCAGACACAAATATGAATTGGATTTAGATTATCTCCCATTGCTTTGGAAAGTAATTAAAGGAGATTCAGGAGATTGTATTCCAATTGGAATTGAAAGATTTCCTACAAAGATTCTCAAAGAACTTTGTCTTGATGAAAGATTTCACAGCAATAATGTAACTTTTGAAGATTGTATAAATGTTTTGCTTGGATATAAAAATTATACCGGTAAGACAAAAGAAACTGTCAATCAGCTGAGAGATAAAAACAGTGATTTATACAAGAAATTGGAAATAAATTACAAACTTGTTAAACCTATGTATCTTGATAAGATTAAAAGACAGAAAATGGAAGGAGACATAAGAAAGATTTTCAAAAAATTTAACATTAAAAACATTTGATTTTTGCAGCTGTAAATCTTATAATAAAAATATAAATAATTTTATGGAGAAATAAAATGAAAGCAGATTTGAATCCGTTGTTTGCTCAGGAATGTGATTCTGGAATCTATTCCAAAAGTATGAAACACATTCAGTATGTACCAACTATGCGAGAAAAGGTCTCAGCAGAAAGTTGTTACAATATTAAAAAGTATGAAGAGTTGAAGAAAGAAATTCAGGAGAAAGATTTACCAAAGGACATTAAAAAGATGTTACTGCTGGCAGCAACTCGTCATATTATTTTCAATTATCAGCTTCTTGCTGAATTCTATTCTCAGGCAGAGAAAGATGTCCAGGAGCTTATGGAAAAATCAGGCTTGGTAATTATTGATTTTGATGATGCTATGGAAAATGGCTATATTGAATTGACAGAAACTCTTAAGGAATTGAAGTATGAAGCAGAGAACCTTACCAAATGATTTTGCGATTTTTATCTTGTCTCATAAAAGACCTGAAAATCCAACAATAAAAACTCTCAAGAAATGTAACTACGAAGGAAAATATTTTTTCATTCTTGACGATTTGGATGAATCTATTCCAGAGTATGAAAAGAAATATGGAAAAGACCACATTTTGATTTTCAGTAAGAAGAAAGTTGCAAAACGAATAGACTTTTTCTCAAATTGGGAAATTACAGCAATTGATACTTATGCGAGAAATGCTTGTTTTGATTTAGCTAAGGAAAATGGCATAAATTATTGGCTCACTTTGGATGATGATTATGATTCATTCAGGTATAGATTTCCTGGAGAAAAATCAACTCAGTGTTTGAATATTACTTCTGCGATTTATGAATATTTGGAATATTTCAAAGCTCATCCGCAGATAACTTCTTTATGCTGGGCACAGGGTGCGGACTTGGCTGTAGTTCATGAAGGTCTTACAAAGAGAAAAGGGATGAATGCTTTCTTCCATTCTATTGACAGATTTGTAACTTTCAAAGGACATATGAATGATGACGTTAATACATATACCAGATACAATCAACTTGGTCACATTATTATCACTTTTCCATTTGTACAGTTGAATCAGGAGCCCACTCAAACAACTGGTGGTTCTGCTCAGATGTATAAGGAAAATGGAACTTATCAGAAATCATGGTACAGTATTCTTCAGTGTCCATCATTTATAAAGATTTCTACATTCACGGGTTCTTTCAGAATGAGTAAATTCAGGATTCATCATAAGATAAATTTCAAATATGGAACTGCTCAAATAATTAGTTCTAAATACAAGAAATAAGAGAATTGAATATGAATGATAAAATGATAAATCTTTTTGTGCCTGGTCGTCTTTGTCTTATTGGTGAACACAGCGATTGGGCAGGTTTGTATAAAACCATAAACTCAAATATAATTCCAGGAAAAGCTATTGTTACCGGTATTGAACAAGGTATTTATGCAAGGGCAACTGTTTCTGAGAATTTTTCTATTGATTACGAAATAGAAAAAATGAAAGATTATTCATTTAATTGTCCAATGAATTCAGACAAATTAAAAGAAATTGCAAAACAGGGTGAATTCTTTTCATATTGTGCAGGAGTTGCTTCTTATGTAAAAGAACATTATAATGTTAAAGGTGTTCATATAACTGTAACGAAAATGGATTTACCAATGAAAAATGGTCTTTCCAGTAGTGCAACAATCTGTGTTCTTGTTGCAAGAGCTTTTAACAAATTATATAATTTGAATTGCAATATCATGGGTGAGATGTTAATTGCTTATTATGGAGAACAAAGAACACCATCAAGATGTGGTCGTTTGGACCAGGCTTGTGCCTACGGTATTAGACCTGTATCAATGACATTTGAAGGAAATGAAATATCAGTAAAACCATTGAATCTTAAAAAACCTATGTATTTTGTGATTGTTAATAATTTGAAAAAGAATAAAAATACAAAAAAGATTCTTGCTGATTTGAATAAATGTTTCCCTTTTCCAGAAACAAAAATTGAGAAGAAAGTTTGTGAAGCTCTTGGAAAAGATAATGAGATTTTTGTTAATAATGCAATAGAACTTATTGAGAATGGATATATTGAATCATTTGGAAAATTAATGACAGAATATCAAATTAATTTTGATAAAAAAGTAGCACCAGCATGTTTGTCAGAATTAGAAGCTCCAATCCTTCATTCAATTCTTAATGATAAGAATTTAAAAAAATGGAGTTATGGTTCAAAAGGTGTAGGTTCTCAGGGAGATGGAAGTGCACAGATTCTTGCTAAAGATGAGAATTGTCAAAAAGAAATTGTAAAATATTTGAAAGAAAAAGGTTTCGATTCATTTACTTTGACTTTATCCCCATCTAAAAAAATACATAAGGCCGTGATACCAGTAGCAGGTTTTGGTACCAGATTGTTCCCTATAACAAAATATTTGAAAAAAGATTTTTTACCAATAATGGACAAAGATGGTATTTTGAAACCAGTAATTTTGATTTTGATTGAACAATTGTTAGATTCTGGAATAGATGAAATTTGTCTTGTAATAGGAGAAGATGAAAGACAAATATATGATTCATTTTTTAAGACACTTTCAAAAGAATATTATGAAAAGCTTCCTGAAGATAAAAGGAAATATGAGGATTTTATAGAATCTATTCAAGAACATATTACATTTGTAATTCAAAATGAAAAATTAGGATTAGGACACGCTGTATTTCAAACGATAGATTTTGCGGCTGATGAACCAGTTCTTTTGATTTTAGGTGATATGATTTACAGTACCAATTCAGAAAAAAATTGTATGTTTCAAATGATAGAGATTTATGAGAAGTATGAAAAACCAGTAATTTCGATGCATACTGTAGATAAATCGGAAGTTGTACATTATGGAATTATGACTGGTGATTGGTCAGATAAAGAACAGAAACTTTTAAAAATAAAAGAAATGTGTGAAAAACCATCTGTTGAATATGCAGAAAAACATCTTTCTGTTTCAAATAAAGAATCTCAACAAAATTTTTATTCTGTTTTTGGACAGTATATTATTACAAAAGAAATATATGAGCAGCTTAGAGAAAATATTGAAAATAAAATATTTGAGAAAGGTGAAATTCAATTAACAACTGCATTTGAACAAGTTTGTAAAAAGACAGATGTTTTTGGATTTCTAGTTGATGGTATTTCTTATGATATAGGAATCCCCGAAGCTTATGTAAAAACCATGAGCACTTTTGGAATTAAATAATGAATTTTATAAAACTTTTCGAAGATTATAACATTCCACTTTATCCAGATAAAAATGGGACATGGGCAAATGTAGATTGTCCCTATTGTGATGAAGAAAAAGGACATTATAATTTAGGATTTAATTGTGTTGGTAATTATTATCATTGTTGGAAATCTGTTCACAGTTATTCAATTCAAAAAGTATTGTCTGATGTACTCTCAGTTCCAATGAGTTCTATTCCAGAGATTTTGGACCAGTATGATGGTGGTTCAAAAATAGTTGAAAGAAGAAAATCAAAGGCAAAATATTTAGAACTTCCGACAGATACTTTTTCAAAAGCTGAAAGAAAATATTTGAAGTCCAGAGATTTTGACCCCAAGTATCTTCATAAAAAATATAATATTGTGGGCGGCGGAATAGATGGTCCTTGGAAGTTTAGAATTATAATTCCAGTTTATTATCAAGGAAAATTGATGTCATGGACTGGAAGAAGTATCTTGTCAAAAAAGAAATTAAAAGAATTAGGAATCCCTCGTTATAAGAATCTAAGCATTGAGAAGTCTGTAAAAAATATTAAGGAACTTTTCTTTAATATTGATAACTGTAAATCTGACACAGTAGTATTGACGGAAGGAGCTTTCGATGTTCTTAGATTTGATGGAAATGCAATCTGCTCTATGGGAACAGAGCTTACTGAGGGACAAATAAATCTACTTTCAAACAGATTCAGAAAGATTTTCATTTTATTTGACAATGAACCTGAAGCACAGGAGAAAGCTAGGAAATTTGGACTTCAGTTGTCAGCAATCGGTTTAGATGTAGAGATTGTAAATGCCTACGAAGATTTTGGGAAAAATGACATGGGTGAATGCTCTAAAAAAGAAATAGAAATCATTAAAAAAGAGTTGCAAATAAATTAAAATTTTTTATAAAAAGTGCTTTACATAAATTAAAACATAGTTTATAATGATAAATGTAGGTGAGAAAAAGAACCACCTACAAGGAGTAAACTATGGCAAATGTTAAGATGTATGCAGTTGGTAAAAGAGAGAGAATTGGACATATCTTTTCATATTATTACGATATGGCAAAGAACAGAATGTGGAAAGCTGAACAGGAATCTGATGAAAAGGCTTATCAGATTTATGAAAAGAAATGTGAAAAAGCAAGACGCTTTTTTGATATTGTTCAGGGTAGTGGTGAAGTAGTTTATGCAAATGGTAGAGATTTTGCAGACATGAGAAATGCAATTTCATGTTACAATCTTACCCATTAAATGAATTTGAGTTTGTCGGTTCTCATTAAAAACCGACAAGGTGTAAATTATGGAAACAAACAAGGAATATTTAATTGGAATGTTGCAGAAAGAAACAAAACTTTCTGGTGGTGGGGTTCTGGATTTATTCGATATTATAAATGAATATGATTGGGCTGTATTCTGTAGTCAGATGGATGATTATGACCATCCAGGTGAACGAATTGCAGCAAAAGAAAAACTTGATGAAAAATTGAAAAGTTATAGGGAAGAAGATTGGAAAAAGGTTTGGAAACTTCTTAAAGAAGATGGTGAAATTCGAAAGTTTTATAATGATAACTTTCATAAAATGGATGAAGAATATCAAGGAGAATAATTATGGAAAAGAAATGTTGTATTTGCGGAAAGGAATTTATTGGTTATGGAAACAATGCGGAACCTATAAAGAAAGGTGTCTGCTGTGATTCTTGTAATATGAAATATATTATAAGGTCCAGGATTATGAAGTGGAATGGAGCTTTTGAGATTGTAAAAAATCAGAATGAACTTGATAATCTTGAAAAGAAACTTGAAGAAAAGAATTTTGAGCAGATGAGTGAATTTCAAAATCTCAAAAGATTCCAGAATATTGAAACCGGTGAAAATGTTATCATTTGCATCGTATAGAATCTTATAATATAAACAGAGGTGGGAATTATGAAAATAATTAAAAAGGGAAATATTTATAGGAAAGCAAATTGGTTCAATGAGAATGAATATGAATTATATGTTGTAGGTTCAGCAATAGTTGGATTCTTTTGTTTTGTATTGGCGGTATTAATACGGGGATAAAATGAAAAGTTATTTTATTTCACTATTAATGATAATTTTTATTTGTCTTGTTCTTCTGTTTGGGCTTGAAAATTCCTTTGAAACTGAAGAGATAAGGAGACAAGCTCAAACGGACAAGATGGAATATGAAAATAAAATTGAAGAATTGGAAAAAGAAATCAGAATAATAAAACAAGATATTTTTATTTTATATAATGGGTATGAGTATGGCTATGAAGAACAAATGTAAAACTTGCGGAAAATATGAGAGTAGAGTGAAAGAAGTAAAGAAGGCAAAATGTCGGCAGTTCTTCTCAGATTTACAAGAGGATTTGATATTTCCAGTTATGCACTATTGGAAGTGGTGTAAGATTCACAATAATTGGTGTAGGAATATAGCCGGAAATTGTGGAGAAGTAGTTCAGGAAAAAGAAAAGAAACTTGAGCTTGAAAATAAAACAGGCTTTGATTTTAAGATGACAATGGAAGATGAACTATGAAAACTCGAATGAATGAACTTACTCTTGAAGAAAGAGGACTATTGGACAAACTCAATAAAATAAATAAGAGATTTGAACCTGACGAAAACAAGAGCTTATGGAATGTTTGTAAGGCTTATTGTTCGGGAATAATTAAGTCTAGTATTTTAGACCTTCCTAAAAATGAGATTCTCAAAATATTAAAAGGAATTAACTTATAGGCGACCGAAAACAGACGTTGGTGCGATTCAAATAATATCGTTGATATAATTAGATTATTTAATAAAACCGTATTATCCTACACTAAAATTTGCGTAAAATTTACTAGTAATTTAATAAAAATCGTATTAAAATAAAAGAAATTATTCAAATTGGATGGAAAATATGAATAAAAAAGCAAAGAATTCACCACTTGTAAACAAAAATCAGGCTCTTGAAGAAGTACCAACAGAATACATTTCAAAGAATGAATTAACGATAACAGAGGCCAGAAAATTACTTCCAGAGAATCTCAAACATTTGGAAATCTCACCCAGGGAATTTAAGTTTCTAGCAGTCTATTGCTCTAATAATTTTGACGCTGTGGATGCCGTAGAAAAGGCTGGATATGTAGAAAGAACCCATGCAAAATATAGGGCTATTGCATATTCATTACTACAAAGAAAAGAAATAGTTGAAGCCATAAGAATCTATATAGATACGGTAATTCAGCCATATAAAGATAGGTTGGAACTGGAACTTCTTAATATATACTACAGAAGGGCTACATATAATTTAACCACGTTTTATGACGATAAAAACAATCCTCTACTATTAAAGGACATTGAAAAAGAATGGAGATGCTGTATAGATGGGATGAAAAATACTAAATACGGCTTTGAATATATACTCCCAAATAGAGATTTAGCACTTCAGGCTTTATATAGATTTGTAACTGGTCAGGACCTAAATGTTTCTCCAATATTACCAGAAGAAGCTCAAAAGAAAATGAAAATAATCTTCAATAATGTGCTTAAAATAAATAATAATGTAAAACCTAAAAATATAAAGAAAATAAAACAAAGTGGAGAATAAAAAACCAATGGATATAGTGTGGGTAATAGTGTCTTTTATAATATATTTAGGATTATTTCTCATATTTGAAGCTTGGAGAAAACATAAAGGAAAAAAGAAATAAAAGGGCCAAGTAAAAAGAGAAAAGGCGGAGGCCTGTAAGGAAATAGGTCAAAACCTCTACCTTTTGGAAATAAAATCTTATAATAAAATTAAGGAGAAACAAATGCCTAATAAGATAAAAATAAATAATGGAAAAGGTGATGAAGAATATGAACTTCCAGAACCTTTTAATGATATAACCTTAACTAATTCACAGAAAAAGATTGTTGAAGTTTGTGACAGTATGAAAGATTTGCTGCTTTATAAAAATCAAAAGTATGGTGATTCAGCTCTTAATCCTAATAATGTATTTTACAAAGGAGATTCTACAAATTCAATTAAAATAAGGCTTGATGACAAAATTGGTAGAATTAAGAATTGTGAAGAAACAAGAATAAATGATGTTGCCGATGTTATTGGTTATTGTACATTGCTTCTTGTTTCAATTGGTGCAGAAAAGAAAGATTTTGAAAAATTAAAGGATTAAGAAAATGAGGATATTGTTATTTATTTTAGGATTTATTTTCCTGAGCTTCTGGCTTACAATAATAATTGAAGTTGGTGTAAGTGCAGGAATGAAATCTTTTTATAAAATGAACTTTCAGAAAAAGGAGGAAAATAAAGATGAAAGTATTTGAGTTTGCAGGAGTTATCTTTAATGCTGACAATGTTTGTACAGTTCAGAAAGTAACTTTGAAAGGTGAGGAAAAAGATAAGGAAAGCGGAGAATCTATTCCTAAATCGATTCCTGGATTTCAGATTGTAACTATTGCTGGTGGAATGAACTTCACATTTAAGACAGAAAAGGAACGTGATGAAAAGTTTGCGGAGCTTCTTAAAGGGATGGAGAATCTTAAATAATGGTTCAAAACAAATGGAATGGGAAACTTTATGAAGTAATAAAAAGAAATTCCGGAAAGGTACTTCTTAAAAGAGTTGAAGACAATAAGGAATTTGAAATTACTGAATCTGAATTTAATTTCTCATACAGAGAGATTAAAAAATAGGAGGAAAAGTTATGAAAAACTTTTTGAATCAGACATGGATAAAAATTGTTGCTTGGGCAATGATTATTATTGGTGTCATAGTTCAACTTCTCGATGGTGTTTCAGTCGTCGAGATTAATGAAGTGGTAGAACTGATTTTTGAAATCGTTCAGGCCATTGGTTTGTTGATTGTTGCAATTCAGAAATTGCTACAGAAAAAAGCTTCTGCTGGAAAGTAGTTTCTTTCTCCGGTTTCCTAATTGTGTAAAACCCTTCCCACCCAGATTAGGAGACCGGAGTTTTTATTTAGAAAATCTTATAATGGAATATGGGGTTGTAAATAATATGGATATTAAGATTAAAAAAATTAAAGATGGAAAATTACCAACATATGAAAGTGAAGGAGCAGCTGGTGCAGATTGTTATGCAAGAATAGATGAAACTATAATGCTTCAGGCTGGTGACATAATAACAATTCCACTTGGTTTTGCGGTTGAACTTCCAGAAGGATATGAAATGCAAATTCGTGGTAGAAGTGGATTGGCAAGAAAAAATGGAATAATGGGTTTTATTGGAACAATAGATTCAGACTATCGTGGTGAAGTTTCAGCAATTCTTTTTAATACAAGTAAAAAGTCATTTGAAATAAATCCAGGTGACAGAATAGCACAAGCAGTTGTTGCACCTGTAATGAAAGCGAATTGGATTGTATCAGATAAACTTTCAGAAACAAAAAGAGGTGAAGGTGGTTTTGGAAGTACAGGTATTTCAAAGAAAGAAACATTTTACGAACCTTTCAAAAATACTGATACTGATGTTGAAGAAGCAAAAAAATTAATTGGAAAAGAAGTAATAATTGATGATTCTATAAATGGAAAGATAAGAAGTGTATTTGAAACAAAAGAAATTATAAAAGCATATTATATTGACATAGATATTGATAAAGGACAAGATTTCTTTGGATTAGATTTTGCAGATTTTACATTTGTAGAAGCCTTTCAAAGAGTAAAGGTTGATGGACATAGGTTTGGAAAGGAGATTGAATTTGAATCGTAAACCAATTAAAGAATTTACAGAAGATGATTGGAAAGAGTATAGACAAAATCGATATAAAAAAGAGAAAATAAAAAGGCTTGAATATCAAAAGGAATATTATCAGAAACATAAATTTGAATTGCAGAAGAAAGGTAGAAATTATTATAGGATTAAATGTGGGTTGAGGATTGAAAAATGAAAACTTTGGAATTAAGAGCTTTATTGGATGGGAAGGAAAAAGTTATTGAAATACCAGTTGAAATTCAGAAAATATATAATTTATGGAAAGAAAAAAGAGGTGATGAAGTTCTTAATCCTTTGGAAATATTTTATGCGGGTTATGTCCTTTCAAATCCAATATTGAGGGATAAATATAGAAAATCCAATCAAATAAATGTAGAATATAAATAAAAGCATCTTGTATGTTCATTATTTACTCCTTGTCCTTTAGTTGAGTGTTACTTGACTAAAGGACTTTTTTATTTAGAAAAAAATTAAATTTTTTGATAAAAAGTGCTTTACATTAATTAAAACATAGTTTATAATGATAAATGTAGGTGAGAAAAATAACTCACCAAGGAGTATTTAATGAAAATACTTAAATTGGTCACTTTGAGTTCTGGTTCAAAGTTAGAGTTGGTTGAGATAGGATTAGACAAGTTCGAAATCCTTCTCAATGGTAAAACTGAGGCAACGGAGTACGACATCTCCAGAGCCGAGGAAACTTTCCAGGGATTGATTGAGTATTACTCATAAATCTAGGAAGTAAAAAAGAAACTGCTGGATGTAAAAGTCCGGCGGTTTCTTAAAAAAGGAGTAAATTATGGCAATTATAAGACCTACAAAAATTGACAAATGGTTTTGTGTATGGGATGGAAATTATGGTGATTTCATAGAATAATTTAGCACTTTGGAAGAAGCTAGAGAATATTGCAGAAAGGCGATTAAAAATAACTCAAAGTGTTATCATTATTATAAAATTGGAAAATGGATTTCTCCAGATACAGATGACTATAAACTGATTGAAGAAATCAAAGCAGACAGAAAATTTTGAGTTTGTCAATTCTCTTAAAAAATTGACAAGGAGTAAATTATGGAAAAACAAAAATATTGGAACGAGGAAATCGTTGATTTGGATTATCTCGAAAAAAGAGATTATTTGAAGAAGATTTATGCCACATTTGACCAGGAGAAATTTGAAAAGGTCAAGATGTATGTTTCTGGTGGAGAGAAAGCTCCTGAATTTGCTATTTTTGCCAACAGAAAATCTTGCTGGAAATTCTTCTGGAGTTGTGCGAAAGAAAATCTTCCTCAGGCAAAGGAAAGAATTAAGGAATTAAATATCCTTATGAATCTTCCTGATTGTGTAGAAAAATAAAATTAAATGAATTAATTTGAAAGGCTAGGAGTTTTATTTCCTAGCCTTTTTTTCTTTAACAAATTAAAAAAGTAATATATAATGTAAAACATGAATGAAAATACTTTTTATTTTACTGATGAGATTCTCAAAGGATTAATAAATAATCCTCATCTACTTGGTCATTTAATGGGAAAAGATAAATTAACCCCATTGCATTCTGAATGGATAAAATATTGTTGGGACAGTAATGAACCAAGAGCTTTGCAGGCATTCCGTGGTGGTTATAAATCTACTGCAATTGATGTAGTTGGGATTGTTCGTTGGTTCTTAATGCAACCAAATGACCGTATTGCAATCATAAGAAAGAGCTTCAATGATGCTGCCACAATTGTTTCTGCAGTCAAACAGGCAATGGAACTCTCACAGATTAAGGAATTATTCAGATTCGCTCACGGATTTTATCCTAAGGCAACAATGGCGAAAGATGGGAAATTAAGATATAATTTCAAAACTACAATTACACCTGAGGTAAGTCTTACGGCTCACGGTATAGATTCTTCCTTGACTGGTATGCATTATGATAAAATAATCTGTGATGATATTATTACATTAAAGGATAGAGTTTCAAAAGCAGAAAGAGAAAGAACAAAAGAAATTGTAAATGAACTTGCGACAAATATCATAGACCCTGGAAAAGGAAGTTTGTGGATTGGAACACCTTGGCATAAGGATGATGCTTGGGAAGAAATAAACAAATTTGCAGATATAGCTTTATATCCTATGAGTTCATATAACTTTCTTGGTGAAAAAGCAATGGAAGATAAAAAGAGAACCACAACTCCATTCTTATATGCAGCAAACTATGAACTTGAGATTCACAAAGATGAAAACAGTTTATTCAGTGACCCTAAAATGGCTGAAGGTTGGAACTACTTCAAAAAGAGTTATGCCCATATTGACTGTGCATATGATGGAGACCACTATTGTGCATTGACAATTCTCTCACCTTTAGATAATGATGACCCTATATTGGCGAAAGAGTTTCAGGGAATTGGATTTACATATCCTGGAAACTGTAAAGCGTGGGCCAATGAAGTAATGAGATTATTGAGAAAATATAAGGTCAAATATCTTCTCAACGAAACTAATCCTGACAAAGGTTATTTTGCAAATCAAATGGAGAAGCTTGGTGCCAGAACAAAAACCTATGCTGAATCTGAAAATAAACACATAAAGATTTCAACCAATTTATATGAATATTGGGACAGAATTCATTGGTCTCCAGATACTGACCCTGAATATTTGAATCAAATTCTTGATTATAGGGAAGGAAGTGAACCCGATGATGCTCCAGATTCTTGTGCTTCATTAATTCGTGAAATATGTAAACCACATAAGGCAAAATCAAGAAGTTTGTATGAATGGTAAAAATAAAACTTTATTTTTTTCATTAATTGTTTTATTATAAGGTACAGGAGGAAAATTAAATGACAAAAGTTCTTTTGATTTTAATTCTTGTATTTATCGTAATATTAACAATTCTCGCCTTAATAATCAAATCACAAAATAAGAAACTTAAACAGAAAGATATTCAAATAACAAACTTAATTGAAAATGGAAAAACTCAAGAAATAAGAATAAATACTATTACAGGAGAATTGGAAATTGAAAGGAAGCATAATAAAGAACTTGCAAAGAAGCTTGCTGATATTGGATGTATGCCTATTGATGATGTTCTTGGTAAGTTGCAAAACAACAACAATTGAAAAGACAGTCTATTATATGCCAGAGGTTGATTGGCCTGATTTTCCGGAATTGGGTGAATATAAAACAGAGGATGGAATGGTAACAACTGATGAAGAATATTTCAGAAAGTTGTTGATATTTAGAACACTATATTTGGATGAACAATCTAAATATGAAGAAAAAAGAAAACTATTGGGGGATATACAAAAATGAAAGAAAATAAAAATTGCCGGTATTGTGCAAATTACATTAGTAATGGAGTTTGTTCCGGAGATGAAAAAAACGGAATGGTTGATAAAACCGGAGAACTTAAATGTTTCAAATTGAGAAATAAATTAAATTTGGAATTCATTGAATCAAAAATCAAAGATAAAAAATTCATTATTCTTGAGGATGGAAGGACAACAATTTGCAATCTCTATCTTGAAAATGGATTTACTGTAAGAGGAGAGAGTGCTTGCGTTGACCCTGTTAATTTTAACAAAGAAATCGGAGAGGAAATTGCCTTTTTGAATGCCAAAGAAAAGATTTGGTTGCTTGAGGGTTATCTTCTTCAGGAAAAATTATATCAATCTAAAATGAGAGGTGAATAAAATGAGTTATGAAAACGCTGTACCAAAGCCTTTGAAATTTTTAATCAGCGATGGGAAGATGATTGATGATGAAGGAAATGTAATTGCTGAGTCAGATACATTAAAAGACCTTTATACAAAGTGGGCACCTGAAGTAAAAAAGTATTTGCTTTCAGATGGTTCTGTTGTAGATGAAGAAGGAAATTTGATTATCAAAAATGAATACTACAAAAAAATGTATGACCAGGCAATTCCGAAGGTTGCAAAATATCTTCACGCAGATGGAACTGTAGATGAAAATCCTGGCGGTGGAAGTGCAGACTTGGAAGATAATCACCAAACAACAATTGATGTTTCAACTTACACTCAACCTGTTGAAGTTTTGCCGACAAGTGGTAAAGATGGAATGAAAAAGAATACAATTACATTGAATAATATCCCAAGTGGAAGTGCAGGTAATGTTTATTGTACTTATGATGCTCCGGCAGAGAATGATGTTGTCCCCGAAGGTGAATATGTAGGAACTACAATTTTTGACCCTGACCTTGGAAATAGGTTATTCACCATTGTAGGTGATGGAGTAAAAACTGTTAAGGAACTTATTATGGAAATGGGTGGTAGTTCAGATTATTCTTGGATTTATTTCACCACTTGTACCAATGTTATTGCGAATGAACAAGAATATGCTTATGAAAAATTACATCTTTATTATGGTTATGCGGATTAATTTTGAAAAGGCAGGAGTAGGAAAATGGACGATATAAGAATTAAAAATGCAATAAAGAATGATGGTTGGAAGAATCTTTTCACCGGTCTTGGTGGAAAAGCTGATAAAAAATCTCATACAAAAGCAAGACCGGATGGATTCCTTTTGGACGCTGAACTCGAAACTATTTATGCTGATGATGGTTTGGGAGCAAATATTATTGACTTCTTACCTGAAGACATGATGAAACATGGTTGGCATTATGAATTTAAGAATCAGAAAGAAGGTTTTGAAGAATTATCAAAACAATATGATGAATTTTTTGAAAGTATATCAGCAAATGATAAATTGACAAATGCTCTTAAATGGGCAAGACTTTATGGTGGTGGAGTTCTTCTGATTGGAGCTTTTGATGGTAATGAACTTGACCAGCCGTTAAATATAAGAGCTATTAAAAAATTCGAGAATCTTAAATTCATCCCAAGATGCAACATAATGTACGGAACTATTCAGTGGCAAATGGACCCTGCACAAGAAAGATACGGTATGCCAGAAATTTATCCTTTAACTTTTAGAATTGGAGAAGATTTCATTGTTAAAAGAGTTCATTGGACAAGAATTATTGAACTTCACGGTATCGAGATTCCAACATCACAGGCAAGTTTGATTCCACCAGATTATCGTTATTGGGGATTGTCAGAGCTTCAGAGAGTTCAAGACAAGTTGAAAGATGTTGCTGGTGCATTTGGTTCTTTGTCAAATCTTCTTCATGAACTTTCAATTGGAAAATATAAGTTCAGGGATTTGGCAGATATTCTTGCAGCTCCAGACGGAGACAAATTAATTCAGAAAAGATTACAGAGCATGGATTTGATGAAGTCGACATTCCATTCATTAATTATGGATGTAGATGAAGACTATATCAGAGACAGTGCAACATTTACTGGTGTCCCTGAAGTTATGTACCAGTTTTTCATGTTGATTTGTTCTGCAAGCGGTTATCCGATGACAAGATTGTTTGGTGTATCTCCAGCAGGTTTGAACTCTACAGGTGATGGTGATACATACAGATATTATGACAAAGTTGAATCTGAACAAAAAAGAAAGCTTCTTCCAATTCTTTACAGATTGACATATATTTTCTCAGAATGGAAAAATATTGAAAAACCAAAGATTGAGTTCAACCCACTTGAACAGATGACTGAAAAAGAACAGGCTGAACTGGAAGAAAAGAAAGCTAATACTGAGTACAGAAAAATGGAAACATATCAGGGTTATATTGATATGGGAATTATGACACCTGAGATTGTTGAGGAACTTGAATTTGGTGAAACATTAAAAGAAATAGATGCAAAGGTTGGAAACTCAAGAACAAATAATGAATTACCACCTGTGGAGGAAAAGTAAAATGGAAAAATGGTTGTCTTTTATTTCAGTGATTGCGAGTTTTTGCACTCTGATTGGTTTCGTAGGAATTTTTATTAAGCTTGGACGTGAGAAAGGTGAATCCGATGCTTATCAAAAAGAAATGCGAAAAGATATTGAAAAGAACGCAACAGATATAAACGCGTTAGGTTCTAAGGTAAACAATATGGAAGTTGAAAACACAAGATTGGTTTCAAATCTATCAAAGGATTTGGAATGGATTAAATCTAGTTTAACTGAAATAAAAGAAAAAGTGAGCAGCAAATAGGAGAAATTAAAATGACAACATTAATTTTGAAGATTGCACTTGCAACAGTTGGTGTGACAGAAGTAATTAAAAACTTTATTCAGAAAGGTGGAAAAAAAGTTTGGACATTCGTTGCACTTGTTGTTGGTGCTGGAATGACTGTTATTGCAGTTCTTTGTCCTGAAGTAATTTTAACAGGTATTGTTGCCGTTTCAGGAGCAGTTGTTTTCTATGATACTATTTTCAAATCATTTAAGAAATTATTTGAAAAATTGGGTAACAAAGAAATAGAGGAATAAAATGACTGTAGATGAATTTGTAAATAAATATAATGGAAAGAAAGTTGATTATGATGGTGCATTTGGGGCACAATGCGTAGACCTTGCAAGACAGTATTGGAAAGAAGGGCAAGGTATTCCAGAACATACAGGAAGTTGTCAAACAACAGGTGGTGCAAAAGATTTGTATCTGGATTATAATAAGATGCCACTTGAAAAAAAATATTTTCATAAGATTCCGAAAAGCAAAGGGTTTGCAACAGGTGACACATTAATTTGGGATTCAACAGAAACGAACAAATATGGTCACGTTGCAATCTATCTTGGGACATTAAATAATTCATTGATTGTTTTTGAACAAGATGGTTTTAAGCAAGATGGTGCAAAGATTAATTTAAGAAGTAAAGAAAAATTATTAGGAGCTTTAAGAAAGAAATAAATGGGATTTTATATTTTGTCTGTCTTAATAACGGCGTTTATATTTTTCTTTTTTAGGTTTTTATTTAGGTAGGATGGAATGAAAATAAAAAACGAAACAGAAATTCAATTAATGAAAATTCTCTTTAAGACTAGTGGAAAGAAACCTACTAAAAACATAACAAGTCAAAGGGCGTATCCACATGGTATTGAAATGAAATTCTATAGACAATTAAAAGCATATTTCAAACCTTTGACTGATTATGTAAATAAATATATAAACGAACATCTTGAACCACTTTTAAGAGGTGACGATAAAGAAATAAAACTTGACGCTATTCCGGGTGAAAGTTATAGGAATATGATTTACAGTTTGGAAAATTGGTTATCAATCTATATGCCTGATATTTCAAATACTCCAGAAAGTGCAAATAATAATGTTATATTTTTAGGACTTGGAAAAACTGCTGATGAAGCAATGGAATTTTCTGAAAAGGAATTTAAGAAAATAATAGACAAAGGAATTCACGTAAATGTTCCAACTTCTGCTCCTTGGTGGGAAGATATGAAGTCAAGCTGGGCAGAAGATAATTATACACTTATAACTTCTAATGCTAGAAAGTATGTTGAACAAATAAATATTTTGACAGAACAATCAATTGTAAATGGTTTATCACCTGGAAAACTTAAAGAAGAAATCATGAAGGCAACACAAGGCCTTTCAGATAGACATTGTAAATTATTAGCCCGAGACCAGATGGGAAAATTAAATGGACAAATTACCCAAGCACAGATGCAGGAAATAGGGCTTGATTTATATGTTTGGAGTACAAGTTATGACGACAGGGTTAGAGATTCTCATGCTTTAATGGAAGGCTTGCTTTGCCGATGGGATGATGCTTCAGTTTGTTCTTACGATAATGGAAAGACTTGGGAACCTAGACCGAGTGGTGCCGTAGATTTACATCCAGGTCAAGATATTCAATGCCGCTGTGTCGGTTTGGCTTTTTATCCAGAGCTTGAAGCAGAAATGGAAGGAATTACATTGGGTGAGGCAACAGAAGGACTTCCGGATGTTCAAGATTTACCACAATTTGAAGAAGGTAAATTGGCAAATCTTCCTGAATACGCTAGAGATAACATTGAAGCTTTAATGAAAGAGTTTAACTATGTTGGTGCTCCTGAAGGTGATATTTCAGATATATTAGCAGAGTTAAAAAAATCAGGTGGAATAAACCCACATTATGTTAATTCGTTCTTTGGTGATAAAGGTTATTTAAAATATCAATATACAGAAAATTGTCAGAGATGTGTTCCAACTTTACAGATGAAATTGAAAGGTTTTGATGTTACAGCTTTACCTAGACCGGCTAAAACACCACCGTTGGGTGATTTGACTTATGGCGATAGTTGGTTTGATTGGCTAAGAGATAAAAAAGGCAACCCTGTAAAACCAACAAATATTTTTGAAGAATATTTTAAAACATCATCTACAAATCTATTATCTCCAAAAAAATTAAATGGCGATGATTTAAGAAATGCCACCATTGAATATATGAAACAGTTTCCGAAAGGAAGTATGTTTGAAATAAAATGCCATTGGAAAAATGGTGGAGGTCACGTTTTTGCAGGTTTTAGTTATGGAGATGAAGGTGTTATTTTTTATGACCCTCAGCAAAATATTTTTGGACTTAATAAATGGTTTGATGATATGGAAATTGATTCTTTAGATATTATTAGGACAGATGATAAAATCATGAATATAGACAGAATAAAACAAGCTTGTAAAAATAATTAGATTAAATCTTATAATAATATAACGGAGGTTCTTCATGAATTTGGAAAAATCTTTAGATAAGATGCTTAAGGATAAAAATTATAGTTTCTCAAATATGAAGATAAAATATATTAAGGAAGATGATTCTTTGTATGTTGTTTATTTTGAAGAATTGATTCGTTCTGTAGGAAATCAATTAATCTATTGGATAAATAAAAAGACAGGTGAATATGGCGATGTATATTTACCAGATAATGATAATTTTGAATTATTAAATCGTTTCGAATCTTGTGATTTTGTTCAAATTCCAGAAAAATATAAAAATAAATATTTTTAATCAAAATAAAATAATTCTTTACTTTTTTTAATTTATGTTTTATAAATATATTATGAAACTAAATGAATATCAAATTAATGAAATAAAAAAAGCATGTGAAAGTGTGGAATATGGTTCAGTAACAATAAAAATGAATCCCACACTTGACCACATTGACCTGATAATTGATAAACAGGTCAGACTAAAATCAGAGCCGACGAAGCCACCTTTCAAAGAGGTTGACAAAAAATATAATTAAATATTTTAAGGCTGACTGAAAACAGAGGCAATCTTAGGAAGAATCCTAGGGTTGCCTTTTTTTATTTTCCAGAAAGGAGAAAAAAATGGAACTTAAAAAAGATTTGAAAAGATTTGACAACATTGACAACAGTCAGTGGATGACTGTTCCATTTGAAAGAACTACAGAAGGCTTTTTGAAAGGAAGGGCCATTGTTACATCAATTGGTGTTTTCACTTATAAAAGAGCAGATGGAACAATTCAGAGAGAGCTTCGCCTCCCTGAAGAAGTTTTCTCATTTGATACTCTTAATTCAATGAAATTAAAACCTGTCACATTGAATCACCCTACAGAACTTGTAACACCAGATAACGCAAATAAACTTCAGGTTGGAAGTCTTGGTGATAATCCTTCAAGCACAACACAGTGGGATAATCCTTATGAAACAAAAACAGATGGTGTAAATTGTGCGATTGATATGGTTATAACCAAGAAAGATGCAATTGATGCAGTTCTTAATGGAAAACAGGCTCTTTCAATGGGTTACACTTGTGACCTTGAAATGGCTCAACCAGGAGCTTCTTGGTGTGGGGTTGAATATGATTTTATTCAGCGAAATATCAGATATAATCATTGTGCAATTGTTGATTCTGCGAGAGCAGGAGACAACGCAAAAATAGAACTCAGAGCGGACAGTGAAGATGCTGTCCTTGAGGATATTATGGTAACAAAAATCGATGGAGGTACCAAAATGGAGTTGAAGAAAATCAACTTGGACGGCATCGAATATCAGGCTGAAGCTGAGGTTATTAAGGCATTGAATGCCGCTAAAGCTGAAGTTGAAACTGTTAAAAACGATGCTTGCGGAGAAAAGAAAACGATGGACAAAAAAGTTGCCGACATGGAAAAGAAGGTAACTGAATTTGAAAAGCGTATTTCTGAATTGGAAGCTGAAAGAGATGCTGCTAACGAAAAGAAGGATGCCGCTGAGGCTGAACTCGAAAAAGTAAAGGCAGACGCAGCTGACCCTAAACACCTTGACGAAGCAGTTAAGGCAAAAATGGAACTTCTTCAGAATGCTGCAAAAGCAAAGGTTGAAGTTAAAGAAGATATGTCTGATATGGACATCAAGAAAGCTATCATCACATCACAGTTCCCTAAGGCAAACTTTGATGGAAAAGATGAAGTTTATATTCAGGCACGTTACGACAGTGCAGTAGAAATGATTGTAGCCAAGAATGATTCAGCAATCAATCAGGTTACTTCAGACTTGCCACCAGAGAACCGTGCTGATGAAAATGATGCTCGTGAAAAAATGATTCAGCGAATGAAGAATCATGGAAAGGAGGAATAAAATGAATCTGTACGGAAATTTGGCAGATGAAGCCGCAATGGCTGGTATGCTTTATGGCATGAATCCAAAGACAATTGTTTCAATTCCTGCCTCAGAAACAATTAACTTTGGTAAGGCTGTTTTCTTGAATGCAGAAAAAACTGCACTTGTTGGTGGTAAATATAACAACAGAGCTGTAATTGATTTGTCTGCATACACAACAGCAAGCAAGGACATCACTCTTACAATCAAAGGTGTTGACATTGAAGCTACAACTTCAGGAACAATTGCTACTGATGTTGCTGCAATCGTTGAAGACATCAATGATGATGTAGAAGGAGTTACTGCAGTTGCTGGAACTGGAGCAGATGCAGGAAAGATTACTGTTACTTCTGATGACAGTGCAGACCTCGGAGTTAAACTCGTTTACGATGGTTCTGATGTTACTTCTTCAAAAGTAACTGCATCAAGTGATTGTGTTTATGCTGGTATCTCAGTATTCCATCAGAACGCATTCATCAATTCTCGTGGTTGTTATGTTGCAAAAGAAGCTGTAAACGTAATGGAAAAAGGTTACGTTTGGGGAGCACTCGCAAGTGGTGTTACTCCTACAGTTGAAGCTTCTGCTTATATTACAGCTGCAGGTTTGTTTACTACTTCTTCAAGTGGTAACACATTGGTTGGAAAATTCAAGTCTGGTGCTAAGAGTGGTTCAAACTCTGATTCACTTGCACTTGTTTCAATTGAATAAAAAGGAGATTCGAAATGGACCCAAGAAGTAATAATCCAATGCGTCTTGATTCAAATGAATCGGCATTCTTTGACCGTGAACTTTTGTATGTAAAGACAAAAGCTTACGATGCTAAACTTGCAGAATTGAAAGGACTTTCTTTGATTCCTATTTCAACTGAAGCAGGTTCAGGTATAAACGAAATTGCTTATCAGCAGTATCGTGGTGTTGGTTTTGCAAAAATCATCGCTGATTATGCAAAAGACTTCCCTCGCGTAGATGTTTACGGAGAAGAAAAATCTGTAAAGGTAAAGGGAATTGGTGATTCATACGGATATTCTATCACAGAAATCCGTCAGTCACAGAGAGCTGGAAAGAATCTTGACCAGCGCCGTGCCCTTACAGCTCGTCGTGCTCATGATGAGCAGATGAACAAGATGGCTTTGAAGTCTGACCCTGTAAATGGAACAAACGGACTTCTTGACTATCCTGGAATCACTGAAGTAACCCTTCAGAATGATGGAACAGGAAGTTCAAAGACTTGGGCAACTAAAACGGCTGACCAGATTGTTCGCGACATTAACGACATGGTAAATGCCGTAATGGGACCAACATATGCTCGTGAAGTTCCTGACACACTTCTTCTTCCAATTGCACAGTACAATGATATTGCTACTCGTCGCATCGGAGAAGCTGGTGAGAAAACTCTCATGAAGTATATCCTTGAAAATTCTCCTTACATTAAGAGAATTGATTGGCTTGCTGAACTCAAGAACTTTGGTGCAGGAAGTACAAACCGTGCTTTGGTTGGTCGTTTTGACGAAGACCATATCACATTGGAAATCCCACAGCCATTCGAACAGTTCGAACCACAGCAGGAAGGTATGGAATACACAATTCCTTGTCATTCTGAATGTGCTGGTACAATTATTTATTATCCACTTGCATTTGCATTTGCTGATGGTATCTAATTTGTACTGAAAATCGTGGTAAAACGGGGTATTTCTATAAAATGTATAATTATACTAATTTATTGGAAACACCCCGTTTTTACGAATCCTAGCGATGGTTTTAGACCATTTTATATTAAAACATAAAGGATGGAAAATTATGTTAATTAAATTTAGCCCTAAAGTAGACCATTTGAAATGTGTAGTTCTTACTCCAAAGGAAGGACTTACACTTGAAAGAACTATGATTCAGTTGCTTCCTGGAACAAATGAAGTAACAGATGATGAATGGAAAGCCATGAGAGGAAATATTGTTTCTGAACTCGAAAATGGTGAAATTACAATCCTCGCCCAGAAAGTTGGTGATGGAAGAGGAAAACCAGGTGGAAGAAAAGCCAAGAATCTTGTTGACATGCCTGTAAATATTGCTGTGAAGTATGTTTCAGAATGTAACAATCCAGAAACTTTGGAAAAATGGTACAAAGAAGTTACCAAAGAGGAAGTTCGCTTGGCAATTACAAAGCGCATGAAAGCTTTGGAAGTTGAAGAACCAACAGATGAGATTCCTGATGCACCAAATGCTGCACCAATGTCTCTCGATGAATTTGAAGAAGATGAAGAAGATGAAGATGAATCAGAAGATGATACTGAAGAAGATTTTGATGAAGATGATGATTCATCTGATGATAACGAAGGCGATTCTGAAGAAGAAACTGAAGTTGATTATTCAGAAATGACTGTAAAAGAACTCAAAGCAAAATGTGATGAGTTAGGAATTGACACAGACGGTATGAAAAAAGCTGATTTGATTGCCGCTTTGGAAAACAATTCCGAAAGTGAGGAATAGTGTATGATGACTGCTGAGCAAATAATCCAGACTATCTGCCCTGATTTAGCAGATAGTCCATCCCTATCTCAATTCGTGCAGATGGCAAAGGAAAGTTTGTCCAGCAGTTTTTTTGGTAAACAAATAAATTATGCAATTGCTTATAAAGCATGTCATTTGTTTACTTTAACTGCTGGAGATAAAACAGGCGTATATTCTGTTGGTGGAAGTGGAAGTGTAACTTCATATCAAGAAGGTGGGATTCAAATAAGTTATTCTGAAAGTAAAAGTGACAGTGAACTTGCCACAACTAAATATGGAAGAATGCTTCTTGACTTAATGAAATCAAAACCAAGAATGGATGTGAATAGAAACTGTATGCCAGCTTTTCCAATGATAGTGTAAAAATTAGGAGGTTTGAACATGTTATTTTTTCCAAATGCAACAGTTTATGTTTCAGACCTCAAAGTCACTAAAAATTCAGAAGGTACAAAAATCAAAACATATGATTTTGAAAACCCTTTAGAAAGTTTCAGATGTGATGTTCAACCAAACACTTTAACATCTGCTCAAATTGAACTTTATGGTCTTAATGCAAAGACAGCAAATACAAAAAAATGTTTCACTGATATGAAAAGTGGAAACTATATGACAATTGGTAACAGAGCCAAAGTTGTATATGACGATGAAACTGTTGAATATTATAATATTCAGCCTGTAACCTTTTGGAGATTTCATAAGGAATTTCTTTTGGTACCTGTGGAGAATGAAGACTTTACACCACCAAGCAATTCTGGAGGAAACGGAAATGGCTAAAGAAATGACATTTAATGATTTTTCAAACTTTCTCCAAGAAACAGTTCCAAATGTTACCAATGAACTTGAAAAGACAATAAAACTTTGTTGTGATAAAGTTAGAAGTGATATTCAAGATTCAATGTCGCACACTCCTAGAAATACAACAAAGAGTTATTATAAAAATAATAAGACAATACCACATCATCCTTCTTTACCTGGAAATCCACCTGCAGTTGATACAGGTAATTTAAGAGAATCTATACGTTATGAAGTAAATAATGAAGGAACAGAAGTATATGGAATTGTTGGTTCAAGTCAGTTAGATGAGAATTATGCAGTTTATACAGAATATGGAACTACAAAAGGTGGTTGGGGTGGTAAAGGAATGGCACCACGTCCTTGGTTGAGACCAGCTATGTTGAAAAATGATTCTTGGATAAGAAGCTCTATTTCTAAAGCTGTTGCAAATGGAATAAAAGGAGCTAGAAAATGATAAATGTAAAAAAGATTTATAATACGCTTCTTAATGATTCTCGAATAACTGCTTTAGTTGATGATGATTATATTTTAAATGCTTGGCCAGATGAATTTGAGGTTTTTCCTTGTATCATTTTTATGGATATGAATCAAAGTGATGATGAATATAATGATAATAAAGCTGCTGCAAGTAGTTGTTCAGTTCAAATACATATATTCTCAAAGAAGCTTGATGGATATACTTCTACAGCAGATATTGCAATAGCTGTGGCAGAAGTAATGAATGAAGATTTGTGGCATTGTTCACAAAATGGTGAGGTTGCAGACCCAGACCCGGATGCTGAGCATAGGGTTATGAGTTTCAATAAGTCAATTTTTAATTGATATAAATATTCTTTAATGGAGGAATAAAAAATGAATCAAAGACCTAGAATTGGTTTAAGTGGATTGGTTCTTGCTGAAGTGCTTTCAGATGATGCAAATGGCATTGTATATGATACACCGTTTGCCATTCCAGGTGCTGTAGTTGCAACAATCAATCCAAACTCTAGCGTAGAAACAGACTACGCAGATGACGGTGCATTCTTTGCTCAGAATAACCGTGGTAATACAGAATTGTCTCTTGAGATGATTGATATTACACCGGAAAGTGAAGCAAAGATGTTGGGACAGAGAAGAGTGAATGGCGTTACAATTGAAACTGACCTCGACCAGAGTCCTTATTTTGCATTTGGTGCAAAAGTTCTTATGGCTGGTTCAGATGAAAGTGGTGATGCTGTTTACACTTATCTTTGGTATGCAAAAGGTAAGTTCTCAGTTCCAGAAAGTGGTGGTGAAACAAAGCGTGATTCACTTACATTTGGACATAAGAATCTTACGGCTCAGTTCGTTAAAACTCAGTTCGTTCCAGATGGACAGAAGTCAGGAACAATTGGTGCAAGAATCAGAACTGATGACCCTGATGTACCTGCTTCACTTATTGAAAACTGGTTTAATGCTCCTGTTGTTTCTGTTGCTCAGAATACAGGTGCATTCACTGTAACTGCTGCAGGTGGTTCAAATAACACCGTAGTTCTTACAGGAAGCAAAGAAGGCGGTGCAAATGTTTCATTCGGTCAGGCTTCTGCTAAACTTGGTGAAACAATTATTGTTACAGATGCAAGTGGCGAATTTGTTGAAGGTACAATTGCATTCGGTGGAACTGCAACTGCTCCAACAATTACATTCACACCTGCTGAAGATGCAAATGCACCAGCAGCTGTAACTGTAACAGCTGGATTGAAGGATAACTATGGTATTGGTGCAACACCAATGACAGACGCTGACCTTTAATAATTTATAACTCCTAGCTGGAAATAAATTCGGCTAGGAGTAATTCTATTTTGATAGGGATGGACGAATAAAATGGAAAATGTAGAAACAAAAGAACTTAACAAAGTACAGTCAGAAAAAGTAACTTTGTTTATTCACGGAAAAGAGCGCGAAATCAAATTTGGTTTTTCAGCTTGGGCTGAATTGGAAAAAGAATACAAAGGGATTAAGAATCTTGAAAAAATGCAAAAGCAGATTGAAGAAACACCTTTTGAAACAATCCCTCATTTGCTTTTCATTGGCTTGAAGGATAAATCTGCTTTCACTGATTCTGAAGGTAATAAATACCCTGAAGTAACTGAGGAAAACATTCTTGAAGATTATGGAATGGGCGATATTCAGAAAGTGACTGAAATTTTCTCAAAGGCGCTCTATGGTTCTTTACCACAAGATGAAGCAGAAAAAAAAGAAGCGGTGACGGAAGCATAAATGAATTTCCTTGGTCTTACCTTTTAACTGAAATATTGTTGTTAGGTAAGACTGAAGAATATTTCTGGGAATCCACACCGCGTAAAATAATGGCTTTAATTGACCAGAAA